GAGATGATAATTATGTGGTTGTTGTGAAAAACATTCCCAGCAATCTCACTTATTATTGATCATTATATTTTGAACCAGGATATCCTTGATATTTTAACACGAATTATATGTTAAAATAAATACACTTTATTTACCAAGTTATTTATCTATTGAATTTTCATCAATGATGTACTTAAGGTAACCATTTCAGAATAAAAAACCATGAATCAAGCTCCTTCGTTTGGAATGAAATCCAGCATCATGTCAAATAAGAATCATGCTCTTGTTGCGTGTAGCAAATGCTGCGGGAACGATCAGCTACTCCCTGTTATAACCGGGACCCATCCAGTTCCCCAACCATCTACTAGTAAGCGTGAGGTGATACAATGCTTCACGCCACGTTCCGCCAGTGGAACTGTCTCTCTGGTTAACACCGCTTCCACAACAAGTAGGAAGATGACCACTGATCAGAACCTTGCTCTCATCCCTGCCAATGCCATTATAGACAAGGTTGAGTTCTTTGCACACAATGGCTTTGCAACCAGGGGTACCTTTTCAATTGGTCTGGGTCAGCTCAATGGAAGCATTATGACACCCCTTATCGAGAACACGACTGCTCTCATTGCCAACGAACGAGTAGGTGGTTGCCGCGAGTTCGTCTCAAATGCAGCCGATGGTAAGAATACAAAGACCCTAGTTCTCCTTCAAAGTAACATTAATATTGTCCTAGAACATCCAGTCACAGCAGGTAACTTGCAAGTAGTTATCGAATATCATATAAAACCAACTCCAGCTACCTAATTGATATTAGACCATGTTTTAACCAATAAGGCGGTTGTAATAATAACAACCTATAAATGGTTTAAAGAAGCACAATCCTTTATAAAATGAAGAAGCGAAATCTTGAAGAAGAGATTACCAATCTTGCGGTAATTATCAGAAACAATGAGCAGATCCCCTCTAAACTCCAAAACATCATTATTAAACAAATTGAGGTCATTCGCAAATGTGCCAAGCCTCGTAGGTCAAACAAGGGTCGTAATCAGAATCAAAATAGCGGGCTGTTGAAAAAGGGTATTATCAGTGAGGAAATGGCTCGGTTTGCAAATTGGGATCGGGAAGAAGTTCATTCCCGAGTTGACATGACTATAGTCATCTGCGACTACATAAGGGCCAATGATTTACAGAACCACGAAAATAGGAGAATCATCCTTCCTGACAAGACTCTTAGAGACATTTTGAGGTGGAATGCCTCAGAGGAAGAGATGTCCGTGTCTATGATTGATGCATCTAAAAACATCTTTAGTATCGTAAAGGAACCCGTGGCTGAAATGCAGGAAGCTAAGTACTACAACAACTCTGAACTTAGGACTAGCGACGGTGAGTACATAGCTAAGATCACGAAGGTGGTTAAAAGTGATGGAAACTTGATTCTCACATTTGACGAGAAAGATGGGGAAGTCAACCCATGTTTAGACACGACCTACATTATCCACGTACCACTCACATATCCCAAGCTACAGACTAAGATAGGCATCCATCTGATTAAACCAGAGCCAACCAACGAAGAGGTTGTCAAGAAGGAAAAGAAAAAGGAAGCCGGTAAACCCAAAGATAAGAGTAAGCCAAAAAAATAAAACGAAATTCTTATGAAAATTACATCCATTTCTTTTTTTGTTAACCACGTGTGGTTAACAAATTTTATGATATGCTATCGCATGTACAGAAGAATACCATCAGTCCGTGTCCATTCCCGCTTCGAGTAGTCTCTTAATATTCTGAGCACGTGTTCATCATCTATATCTCTCACGTTCACCTTATTCACGACCCCCTCCATCCGATCCAATAGGTTGTCAATCACAGTCAAGTCGAGCAATTTGTTCAGTTGATTGAATATGTTTGCCTTATTATATTCGTACTGTTCTAAATTAAAATCAAAGCTTTCATTACCAAACCCTTTCACACTATTCACCATACGTGCCATATGTCCTGAAAGGCACATGTCCTCACTCTCATTCATTTCCTCCAGAAGCCGCTTTGTCATAGCCTCACGTTCCTCATGCGTTGTGACGTAAAGCCAGATTGATGCGAATAGGCTAGGCATGTGTATTCCATTAACTAACTCTTCCGTTTCAATCACATTAAAAAAGGGGTGGTCAAAAGGTCTACCTTCGTAAACACATGGATATTTATTCATGATTTCAGAGGCAGCCTGGGCCGCGGGAGTCATAAACACATGCACGTTCTGCGGGTTATGATAGATTGTCTTCGTGGGAACATGAATCCACTTACTGAAAACATCCTCAAACCTGTAAATGATATGGTAGTTATTTGAAAACATCAGTTCCTCGGAATACAGACGCAACGACTTTAACACGTCATTCATTAACAACGCGTGTAGCATCTCATCGCTACTGATCGCCTCCAGCAACTCTGCATACATGGTGATCCGAACATCGTGGCTCAATTCGTGCTCATTATCTAGTAGGGTCATTAGATTAACGAAACGGGAACTAAAAGGTTTTTGAGTAAAGTAGTCCATACATATTATACTATACTAGCCTAAAGTTAAGCCGCTGTAACTCAAATAATGACTAATTTTACGACAGTGAAAATGTTATGCAATTGGGATAGCGGTGATGGCCTCTGTATCACATGGAATAAGCTAACAGATGGTAACTACACATATACAAAGGACAACGCATCAATCAAGATGGTTGGAGACGATACATCGGTAAACGACGCGGATTATGTGCTTGTAGTCAATGCATCGAAACATTACTATCCATCTATCTCAGAACTTCCTCGTACTATCTTTATGAAGATGGAACCTGGCTTCATGGATCCGTTCTGGCGAGACGTAGACAGACATCTATTAAAAGCCAAGATTGTACATGGGAGCGATCACGACGACATTAATTACAACAATATCGAGTGGCACATTAACAAAACCAAAAATGAGTTGTTAATTTCAGACTACTCTATTCTGAAAACCAAAGAGGCTGTTTCTTCCATCATTTCTGGCAAGTCAATCACATATGGTCATAAACTGAGGAAGGCGTTCGCACTGCATGCTCAGAACTTTATCGAATGGGATGCATATGGGAATTGCGGAGCCCACAAGTATGATTGGAATCGGTATCTCGGTTCGCCTCGGTACAAAGACGATGCGCTCATTCCGTACAAGTACTCTTTCGCGTGTGAGAACAGTTTCATTAATGGCTACGTGACAGAGAAGTTAGTAGATTGTATCATGTCAGAAACGCTGTGCTTTTATTGCGGTGCCCCCAACGTGTGCAAGTTCATAGACCCCGACGCTTACATACAGTTGGAACTGAAAGGGACTACCGTCAAGGATTGGGATGTTCCTATAAACATTATGAAGGATGCGATAAGGAACAGGGAGTGGGAAAAGAGGTTACCTAGTATAAAGAAGGCTAAAATAAAGATATTGACGCAGATTGGCATGTTCCCTCGTTTATGGAATGTGATATACGGAAAGAAGAAATTTTACTAATAAATGGAGAATCCCCCTCTTAATCTGAGGACAAGATGGATGGTACTTTCCTTTTGAATGTTGTAGTCACTCAGCGTCCTCGAGTCTTCTAGCTGTTTGCCTGCAAAAATAAGTCTTTGCTGGTCTGGAGGAACACCTTCTTTATCCTGGATTTTGGCTTTCACATTTTCTATCGTGTCGACAGCTTCCACTTCAAGAGTGATTGTCTTTCCTGTTAGAGTTTTTACAAATATCTGCATTTTCTCATGCGCAGGATATTTTTAGATCACAATTAATATTCTCCGTGTAACCTTATAAAGAAGGGAAAAGATGATTTATAGAGTTTATGTGTAAAGAAAGTAGGTAAAATGGATTTTGCTGACATTACCGTATCCACACAGACATTCACAGTACGAAGCAATATTCGCATAAAACTTGATAGCTTTTATGATCAACTCCAACCAATGGATGCCGACGTTGATCGAAAGGGTCAGCGTGAGGCAGCTATTCTATGCGTTAAATATCAACAACATAAGAAGGGTTGCGACCCAGAAAATGACCTAAAGACCAAGCGGAAACGTAAAATAAAAAAAGATACGGTACCTAAACGTAACTTTTTAAACTGTATTACTGTCATTATTCAGATAGAGAAACGCATCAACGTCAAAATATTCAAAAACGGAGTCTTTCAGCTTACGGGATGTAAGGAGATTAACAACGTCCGACGATGTCTCAAACTGATTCTGACAGAGTTATCAAAAGCCAACATCACATGCGCATCTGAACAGAACCCCTGTTTTACTTTTGAAGAAGGATCTGATGATTTCATAATTTATATTAAATCGGCGATGAGAAACATCGATTTTGATCTCGGATTCACCATTAACCGCACCCTGCTTTCAAAAAGACTATCTTACATCTACAGTGATAACGACAACGTGATTATTGCCGACGCTATCGGCAATAAGATGGACGTGAAGGTGAAACTCCGCGTCACTCGTAATGAACTAGAACAGCTACCCGTTACAAAAATAACCAATCCCACCCACCCTAATCCAATAGAGGAGGAAGTTCTATATAAAAATTGTCTTCATATCATTGAACCTGATAAGAAGAAACTAGAGGCTAAGATGAAAGACAAATTTGTTACTATTTCTGTGTTTCAGAATGGTAAGGTGCTCTTCTCCTCGATCGATTTCACCATTCAGAAAAAGTATTACAGTTGGTTTATCGATCTTATTGCCAAAATTGAACATGATATCAAACCCCCGGTCCTACCAAAGAAAACATTCCTCGTCGGCAAAAACAGTCAGAAATCAAAACTAATGATTTAATCTTAGTACAAACTGGTGCTCAAAGTTCTCATTAGGTTAATGTAACATGTGTCGTAATATCATCATAGTTATAAGTTCATGTATTTTTATACTTTTATACTGTATATGTCTGTAGTTAGTTTTTCTATGTACGTCTCATAACCACTAGTGGTTATGAAAAGAGCTAAAATTATCACGTTTCGATTTGTAAAGCGTAGTTATCTTTGGACAACTGGACATTTGGAGAAAGTTGATCCTCGTTAAAAATCAAATCAATGTTATCCTCAAGTAGAAATGTATACAGTTCATCAGTCTGCTCAATAGAGGGCATCGTTGTCATGAAAAAGTGATCTGGTAATTTGGTGATGAACATGGTTCCTCTGATGAATTCATTATCAATGTCATTATCATAGTTGATCCTCATATGAGCGTAGGTGTAATAATTTATCCCATCTATCCCGATGAACCTGAAAGAAACGTTGTACAAACTATTATTGTCCTCATCCTCCATATCTATGCATGCGTCGTAGATTCTATCTACATCATTTAATTCTGGACAAAACGGGTACAACGACTCATGGGGAGTACTAAAGACCTTGAAAGAGTCATAGTAATCAAATATATCCTCAAGATATTCGGATACATTGTCTGACGTAATAGAGTGAATTAGAGATTTGAATACCATCTAGTGTTTAATTTGTATTATTTTCAAATAGCTAAAAATCAACATCTGATGTATTAGATGTTGAATATACTTGTGGAATAGAATAGTACATGGTAAGACATCATGAGTAAACACAACCAGTACGCAGATGGGTTCTTACCATCTGTCAATGAAACATCAAAGAAATACAAATGTACTGATTCCTTCGCAGAGACTAACGAAAACCCTTTCAGTAACATATTGAAAAATGCCAGTCCGATAAATGAAAAGGACCAAGGGGTGCAAGGTTCCGTATTCAAATGCACGTGGAAAGACGAACTCGCCGTTATGAAAATATCAAATCATGTCGATTTCGTTCTTGAACTAGAAGAAGAGGCATGGAACCGTTTAAAAAGGCTCAACTGCCTCCATTTCTGTGAAATATTTGAAAAGATACCAATCAAGGCAGGTGATCGCAACTACTGTCTATTCTACAAGGAAATTACCAACAGTGGTGGTCGCAATGACACGTTGGCCAATTTCATATATGAACAGAATCATCATCCTATCGCTATCTTCAATTGTGTGAGACAGACCCTCGCTGCTATGATCATGTTTGAAACGTTCGGGATAACCCACTACGATCTGCACGCAGACAACGCGATGATAACAGACACGCCGTACGATGTGCACGTGTACAAATTTGGAGAACATATTTTTCCCATCAGGACGTACGGGTTGGCACCTGTGATTATTGATTTTGGATTGGCATACATTCCAAATAGCAGATATAACGCATCATGCGTGTTTGCAAAGGATGGTTTCACCACTTATATGCCTGATCCGTTAGTTGATAGCCGATTGCTTCTCATGACGTCAATCAAGGATCTGAAAAAGCTAGTGAAAAGCTTCAGAGCGTGCGCGCGTAAGTTGGTCAACTCTAAATACAAGGACGCGTGTGTCGTTATTGAGAAATTTATAAAAATGACTGAATTAATATTTACACCTCTGAGATTGCAAGACAATGGTTGGTACAAGAAAGATGGAATGTTTCCGAGCATTGTCGATCAATTGATCGACCAGCTGCCTCCATCGGTTAAACAGGCCAAGAGGGGTATATTTAAACCTGAAAACTTTGACTGGATCATAGAACTGCTCCAACATGAGGTCACCATTCCCGTCACTGAATACAAGCCGGATACACCACCATTTAACAAAGCTACGTGTATTCTGGCCATAGATTGGATAAAGTATGTAGAACCAGTTTTCCGCAACACGTACGAGGAACAGGTCTTTTTCAAAGACCTAGTATCCATCCCTCATGACGCAGAGATCGACACGTACACGATCATGAGGCATAGATATCCAAAAATCAAAAACATTAATAAGCTGAGGAAGAAAATCAAAAACATCGGCGACGCGCTATCCAACTTTATATATGAAAAGACAATTGAGACGGAGCGCATTAAGGAGGCTATGTACAGCAAGCTAGTATACAAGACCACCAAGGACATTTTGCATGCCCTACCCAGCATGCCAAATAAATACACAGATGGTATGAGCATACTTGTAATGGATCCTTCCTCTCCTAATCATAAAGAGGTAGTTATTAACGAGAATTTGGCCAACATGCTCAACGAAAACGAACAAGAGACACTTGCAAAATATATTTTGTAATTAAAACAATGAAGAAACACAGCGCGTTCGTTATCAAATTTCTGAAAGAGTATGAACAGCAATGCCCAGGGATAGTTAATGCCTGGTGTTCTAATGAGAACCAGGGGCGGTTCCGTAAACTCCGCCACGTGAAAGAAAACAGGGATAAGAGAAGATGCACGTGCTATATTCTCTTTTGTTTAAAGAGACGTCCTGAATTGAAGGAGGAACATTCTTACTTGCCAAATACCAAGATCACGTCCATGCTGGCTGCTGAGTGGCGTCATCACAGGGACAACAAGGATGATGTTTACTTGGAGTTCAAAAAGGCAGATGATAAGCAGGTCTTTTTCAATAAGCACAAGATGGAGATTTGTGAAAAGTATCCGCAACTTACACATGAAGAAGTGGAAATTACACTTGAGAAGATGTATCAAAGGTACAACAACAAGAAATAAATTTATGAGAAGAACGCGCGACCATTTTACGCTATTATTTGATTAATTCATAACCCTACGGGTTATGAATTTTATACTAAACGGATCGAATAAATTAGGTTATCTTCAAATCTAAACCCATCCCCATCAACTCCTGACATAGAAGCTTAGTGGCATACGGCATGTTCTTTAATTCAATGTTACTCTCTTGACACACTTCACAGAAATCACGCTTGTCTGGCACGTTACCGCATCCTACGCACACAGGGATCGCGTACTTGTCACTCTTGTCAAACAGACACTCCTTCAGAACACGAGTAGACCCATGACTGAGCATACAATCCTTTTCCATCTCACCAAATCTTAGACCGCCGTCACGAGACCTTCCTGCTACGGGCTGATGCGTTAGCTTGTCCAACGGACCGGCTACGCGCGCGTGAATCTTGTCAACAACCATGTGCTTCAGGCGCTGGTAGAAACACGGCGCTATGAAGATCTTGTTAGGGATCGTTTCTCCCGTCCTCCCATCCATCATTGTTGATGTATAACCATCTATGCCCACCCGCTTGGCCCATTCCATCAACTCTTCCTCAACGTTGCGATGCTTGAATGGAGTAGCATCCATCTGAATACCTAGTTTACAACCAATAAGATTGAAACACATTTCAATTAACATGTTGATAGTCATGCGGGAGGGGATCGCATGAGGATTAATGATTAGATCTGGTTTCACCCCATCTTTATCGAAAGGCATGTCCTCCTCTTTGAATATCATCCCACATGTTCCTTTCTGAGCCGTAGATGATGCAAACTTGTCACCAATCTCTGGAATGCGTGGGATGCGAATCCTGACCTTGATTACCCTGATTCCTTCACTGTTGAGGGTGTTTAGGACCCTGTCTAGATATCCTTCCTCTCCATGTTTAATTACGATGCTCGTGTCTGTGATCTCTGCAACTCTCGACCCATCATCTTTTCTGATCATTTTCTTGGTGGTGCGACCAATGATGACGGTACCTTTCTTCATGAATATGTTTTGTTTCCATATAAGCCCGTTTTCATTAAGATGACTGTAGTCGTAGTTTCTGTTCCTGTACTGGAACTTGGGGAGGCATATGTTCTCAAAGTCTGAGCTACCCCTCTTTTTTTCTTCCTCTGTGATTGTTTTATACGTAGTGGATGTAAAGAGTCCTCTATCTAAAGACGCTTTATTGAGAATGACACTATCCTCCTGATTGTAACCGCTATAAGTCATGATGGCTACTATGGGATTGGCCCCGTGAGACATCTCGTTAAAGTGAAGCACGTTGACCATCTCATTCTTCGTGAGGGGTTGTTGCACCGTGTTGAGTACATGCAAAGTGGTGTCGTAGCGCTGCTGGTACGCTGTGCTAGGTATACCGATCGCCTGTTTACCCATTGATGCTTGGTACGCATTTCTTGGAGACTGAGAGTGATTTGAGAGTGGGATCACTGATGCCATCACAGCCATCATGGTTGAGGCGGGACATATTTCCATGTAATCACATCTATTCTTTTTCAAATCATCCTCGCACATAGCCACTACAGACTGTTCCAACTCCCATACCCCTCTGAATAGTATACTACCATCCTTCACGTGCTCATTCCAGGTCTTGTTGGGATTTTCTTTGTACATGATCTTATTTCGAGGCCCCAGTGCAAACAAGGGTCTGAGAAAGCGTCCTTCATCGGTCCAAATGTGTACCTCGTCTTCGTCAATTAACCTTACTATGGACACTGTATTATTGATCATATCTGAAAGTCTGTACTCGTTGAACTCGTTCACAAACTGCAAGGACCTGTCACATGTCCCCAAGATACACCCATTAATCAACACCATGACACATCCATCCATATCATCTCTGAACGTTTTCATTCCCTTAATTACATCAGTCGTCAGTTTGGGACACACGTGCATAGAAATCTGCGCTGACAAGGCCAAATTAGATACAAGCCCCACCGTATCACCCTCAGGTGTCTCATACGGGCAAATGAATGAGAAGTGGGAAGCATGTAGTTGACGAGCGCTCGGAATCTTACCCTTCTTGCCGACAGGTAGCATGATGCGTCTGAGATGGGAGGTCTTTGCCCCGTAGTTTTGCATAGACAGTACCTGAGAAACACCCACTCGTGTGAATTGTGAACTTTTCTGCGTGTTCCAATTCCCCGTCATGAAGGCTTGGTTCATGACATGTGAAATGATCTTGATATCTTTAATAATAATAATGGGATCCTTGTTCAGTGTCATTTGGATAGAAAGTGTTTTGATAAACTGTTTGAATAGGATCTGGAATAGGAATGCCATGAGAGATGATGTGCCGTCTATGCGCTTGTTGGCCAGATTATCCTTGTCGTCAAGGGTCCGTGAACCATACACGGTGGTTACCAGTTTCTTAATAATATGACCGAGATGATGGGCAGACTTTTCAACAGTCAACTCACCAACGTGATAGAATAACTCTTTTCTTAATATCTCTCTCACGTACGCACAATCCTTTGTCTCATCACATATGTCTTTAGCGATGGATTCGATGGCTTCATCCATAGTTACCTCCATTCTGTATTGTTGAACGAGCGTATCTAAAACATCTGGTTCTTTAATACGGGTCATTTTCTTCATATCCTCCTCGTTAATACCCAAAGCCTTGAATACAAGACCCGCAGGTAGGAGCGACTTAGCCTTAATGTATGGGAGAGAGAAAAAGAGTTCCTTGGTGGTTGTGTTGATCTTGAGTTGGATGAGCACGGAATTACCCTGTTCATTCATACTTCTGATTTCTGCCATGTATCCGTATTTGTCATCAGGGGTTTTTTCCACGTACACTTTGTTGTAGGCTCGCCTCATCTGACCTACGAGAACGCGTTCCTTACCCTTAATGATAAAGTAGCCTCCAAAATCATTAACACATTCCTGGTCCTGTTCTTTGTTCTCAGACAGTCTGCACACGTTGGATCTTAGCATCACGGGGAGTTTGCCGATCGAGACTTGATAGTGTTCGGTTTTCTTCATGGTCTCCATGTTGGTCACGGTGAGTGAGACATAGATGGTACCATCATAGTTGATGTTCCTCTTTCTCGCCTCATTCGGGTAGAGGGGGGTGTTCGTGTAGTTAACAATCACCTTCTGATCATCCTTGATCTGGGCCGCATCCTCTGTCGTCTCTATGCAATCTCCTGATACGTTGGGATTAGTTACCCGGTCCCTGGTCTTTATGATAAACTTTGGTTTATCAACATAAATGTGATTGAACTCGACCTTGATACCATTAATTTCGATGGGTTGTTCCCTCCTGACTATGGTTTGCATACCACGTGAAATGAAATCATTGTAGCTGTCTATCTGATGGTCTACGAAATGAGTCTGATCGTAAAATTGCTTAATGAGTTTGAATCCCTCACTCTTGTCAATGATGGGCAAGTTCTGATAACGAGGATTAGGAGTTAATTCCTTCATAGCGCGCACAAATGTGTGTTTGCTGGTCGTTTTAGACATATCGTTGGACATGGTATGTTTGTTTTTTCTCTATTCGTCGTGTATACAAACTCAAATATTTTATCAATGTGACTAAAAAATGAAAGGTAGTAATATCATTGTATTAATACTGGTGATTATCGCAGCTCTGGCCATACTGTCAGTTAGCGCAGGGGAAGGTTTCTGTAACTGTACCGGTCTTGGAATGAAGACGAGTAAACCAACCTACTACGTATATAGACCAACAGGAGATGTGAGCAATTACATGAGTGGATCCGAATCCGATTGTCCAGGTCAAACTCAGACACAGTTTACAACTGTAGGCTCGCAACCATTCATTTATCCAGAGCAGGACCTGGGCTGGCGCACTGGCATGCCTTATGATTACTTTGAGAAGAATATGGATAGCAAAGTGTGGACCGCAGGTGCAGACCCCAACCCATCCGTTAACTCCTCAGTCCCTATGTTGGCCAGCCAAGAACTGAGCGTAGGACCCAATGGTGGTTACAGAACAAACTATGGTAGCTCATGCGGACATGTCAGCACCCCACATGATGACGCATCTGATCTCGGAGTGGGTATCCTGTAACAAGAATGGTTAGTTTACATATCATCACTGATCAAAGAAGGTTGTATATGTTTCCACGTCTCTCGTTGATTGTCTACCCAATTCGTATTTGTTTTGATTAAGAATTGATTTACGTAAGGCATGTCGCGTCGATTAAGGATGACAAAATCAACACCTTTAATTGTCACGTGACCGTCGTATTGTTTAAAGTACCTATCCATGTCATCTGACGCTTCCTTCTTGGTCCCGTTATAATTGGTCACATGAGGTACCAGCATGTCAGCAGGAGGCACTTGCAAGAGCTGCTTCAGCGCGACGATCAGTTCAATATTCTTGGCTTCAAATGGGAAATTGAGAGAATGGAAACATAAGTAACCGCTACGCCATGGTTTCAGTTCGGGATGCTTGGCCCTGTAGTCGATGACCTTTCCTATCTTAATAAACTGATATTTGGTGCTAAAGATGTCTGCTAAAAACAGATATGATTGAAATGACGTCGGTCGGTTGTTAATATTAGTGTACCAACCTTCAGGACTAGCAATCTTAGTTTCTACGTCTAACGTACTTTGATAGGTCAAATATGACCAAATATTTTCTGTCATTGTAGTCTTTATTTAAGACACTTTGTTTTGGTTTTGATTTTCAACTAGTACTTTTTCTTACCTATCCCCGTGGGGATAGGTAATTTAGATAGATTTTTTTATTCACCTAACCTTTCATTCATATGGTCAATGTTTGCATTTCTCCGATTGAACATGTTTCCATTTTTATCAGGTCCATCATCTGCGTACATTTCCAGCACTCCATCTTCAACGCACGCACTGCAATATACCCGGTGTATGCTGCATATTTCATCGCAAAAGCAACAATGATTCAACTGAGGTTTTTCTATTAAGTTGTCACGGATCAATTGTGTATCATAACGTTCAATGATATCTATTCTCTCATTGTAGGTTATTATACATTGATCCATAAGATTGGTAAGTGAACTGCAAACGTTGTCCAAAATATCAGAAGTCAAACTCTCTGAATATAAACCATCATAGTTTTGAATGATGGTGTACTGGTGTTGTCTATCTAAATTAGTTGGAATGAGCCTGTTGTTTACATCTCTGACGCAGTCCTTACTAATTCCAAACATGAAAGCAAAACTGCAAATGTGCATGTACTGCCTTTTGAGTGAAGTCAGGGTTTCCTGGTTGGTGTTCTTGTCTGAACGTAGAGCCAAGAGACTATTATAGTTGAAGCGAGCTAATCGCGGTATACAATAGTACTCGACTCCGTTCATTGTCACCTTGTTCTCAACAGGAAATGAAATCCCAAACGCTTTAATCTTGGTGATAGTCTCCTCGTAACCCTTGACTGACACGAATGTGCAATCAGTGTTATCAAAAAGATCTCTCACGGTACTTGTGGTAGTCATGGTAGTCATGGTTATTTTTATTCCTTATTTTTAGGTAGGTAAATTTCAAACATTGTTTAGGACATTGGTAAATTTCAAACATTATTTAGGACATAGCTATAAAGTTGGACGGTGTAGCTCCCCCCAACTGATATTAATCTTTTCAATGTATATTTACATTACCTCTATTGAGGATAAAGATGATTGGTGACGTGGATTTCACAAGGATCGTTTGGTTTTTGAACTGATTACGGATATGCAACCTCCTCTTATGAGATCTTTTTCGTTTCTTAGATTTAGTTCTGAGAATGGGAATCTTAGTAGTGGGAATAGATGTTGTTATTGGGGTGGTTGTCGGATGGTTTGCTTTTGAACCGTACAGGAACTGTATACCTGCTATGTCATCAGGACCTAGTTCATTCAAAAAATCCATGTACATGGGAAACATAATATCAACCTTTGTCATATTTGGGTTGTGTCCGAGGCCCAACGTATGCCCAAACTCATGAAGAAGTACTCTAAACAGGAATTTTTTATCATTCCAATCATCAGCTTCAGAGATGTCTAAATGGACGCGACCATCTGGTGGATAGAACGCATGTGCGAGTGAACCTCCTTTATTGTCAAATGGGTAACTATCAAAGTGGTCAGTCTTCTGAAAAGAGATCTTAATGTCTGCATCTTCAACTGTCCATACCTCTTTAAAAGTGAGCAGAGTGTGTTGCCCCCATGAATAAAGGGCGTGGTAAATCATTTGGCGCATCGTTTCCTCATTCACTAAATTTGTTTGATTGTTTTGAAAATGGGTCGAGTTGAGATAAATCCACGTGAGATTATTCTTCGTCCATTTAATTGACTGAACCGAGTAAGATGCCGGGTTTACTTTTTTTTAAAAGCACCCGTTAAATTACCGGGTGCTGTAGCGTTGACTATTTCTTCATAATCTCCAAAACCGTCATTAAATGGCTCATCCACGTAGTCAGGGGTTCCGCATGCGACTGGGAACACGATACTGATAACGGGCGAGTCGATAATGCCGGTCACTGGAAGTCTGTTGGCTCGCTGGAATCGACGAAGTGCCTTGCTCTCTGCTCTCTTAGTGCGCGTCATACGGATAGCCTGTCGGGGAGTGAGGGTAGTCAGTTGATTCAATTGATTCCATTTGTTTAACCATCTTTGTTTTAAAAAGTTATTAGCTACCAAATATTCTAGTACACCTCGCTCAATGAAGATGTCTGATTCGGTAATAGGTTGTGAGCTAATTAGAATGTTTTGGTTATTTGTATACTCTGAATGAGTAGGATAACGGTATGGAATAGTAAATGGCGCAGCGTATGAGCTAGCCATAAAGCTACCTACAAAGTAAAACAAAGATATAAATGAAAGGTAACGCATGTCTGTTTTTATATTGGTAAAAACAATCCATAGATCTTTAAAGTTTTAAAGATAACTAGACTAAAAAATATGATTGTGACTTAAAAAATGACACATGTAGGTCCATTTACTCAAGTAACGCTGATGTATGAACACGACGAAGCACCTCCTAAGGGGGTGGTGGCTACGCCAGGAACAATACTCGACTACGTTGCTAAAAATCTAAATCATTTTCTACCTATCATAAAACAAGCAGGGAAGCTGCCTTTTTACAACACGATCGATTACCGGTACACATTGTTTGTACCCGTTCGTTTACCTGAAAACTTCCCGATTGACATAAACACGGCCTTAAAACTCCTCAGGATGTCTACGATGCCCGGTGTCATCACCACGGATATGTTATCAAACAATCAGATCCTATTCCCCATCAGTCGGATAAACAATCTGTACATTAACAAGTGTGAGAATGGTGAAATAAAGGTAAACGGCTTATCTCTGATTAAGGGGGACATTAAATGTAAGAACGGGACCATACATTTAGTTGATGGGATTCTATGGCCATCGTAAATATTCTGGTACCCCTAGGGGTAATAGAATTTTGTTGACTAACATTGACGTTGCATAATGTACATGAACATGATGATGAAACACGCGATGAGGAGGAACATGATTCCTTGGTTCTGAAGGACTGTGTCCATGCTAGCGGTTATTTGTTCTTGTGCATCCGCGGCCATTTCGAATGCGTTTTCAGCCTTGTCGTGGGCTTCATCTACTGCATGATTGATCTCATGCGCGTGAGACATGAGCCGATTCTTGTTCTCCATCATTGCCACCTGAGCTACAGAAGCGGCAGGGGTCATGGGTACTATGTAAGTCATTCGAGGTGTTTTGGTCGAACCTAAATATCTCTGCGGTACAACTGACCAACGTCTCATACTTGTGTATACCATTTTTCTGTTAATAGATAATTTTTCCAAGTATATGACTGATGAATATATAATTATTCTTGCTCCTTTGAGATTTTGTCCCATTTAGCGCTAATATCCTTCATCATTTCCCCGTATTTCATCGTTTTGAAGATCTGATCCAGCGGGTTGATCATGGCCTCCACGTAGTATTTGGGGTCCAGGTCAAGCACATCTGAATGCCTGATGAAATAGTCATAATCTTCAATCTTCTGACCTAGGGTTACGGCCCTGGGTTTCTTAGTTACTACGTACTCAATTCGAGAACCCGCATCCACAGGCACGCCTCGACGCTTCATACGCTCAGCCAACTGGACCTGCGCAGGCATGCATGAGATGTAGTATTCCTTCTCACTCTTGCCATTTAAAATATTCTTTTTCTCCTCTTGGTTCGCGGGGAGTTCCTTTACTTTGTAGTCACCCATGCGCCCCGTCTCATTGTCTATGGTACCGTCCGATTCACCTACGGACTTTGTAATCACATAGTCTTTATAGTCCAGTTTGTTATTGTAAACGTCGCTAACGTAAGAGTCAACGTACTCGTAAATATCGTCTTTACTCTTTCTATCAAAGATCATGGACGTTACCTGCTCATACACGGACCTAACGACCTGAGAGTTGTCACGGCGAGCAAGGATAACGCCTTTTTTGCCAACCTTTTTGTTGAGTTTGCCATCTCTATCAATCTCCTGGTACATGTACCGTTTCTTGGAGAGAATGAGAAAGTGCTCGTAAATCGTGTTTTCAAATTCAAGCTTGATTGGTTGCGGAAACACACGTTTACCGTTCTCAGTCCAGTTGGTGACTTGGTCAGCTACTTTGATCGCGTAGTCCCACGTCTCAGATATAGATTTAATGTGAGGAAATGTAACGTAATTTGAGTCAGTGTCACCGTATACTAACGTTCCGTTGAAATGTTTTTGTATAATATCAGCTGTGTTCTCAAGCGCCGTGCGACCTGCATACGTTACGCACATTGCACCAGGCATGAATGGTAGGTAACCCCTTTTCACACCCATCGCGCCATACATGCTGTTGGCCGATACTTTGTATGCGAGCTGTTCCTTGTCGTAAACAATCTTTTGAGCATTATCTTCACAATTCTTCATGAGGACCTTGACGCGCTTGCGTGAATCTAATAAACTCTGAATAATTATGGGGATGACGCCTTTCTTAACCTCTGCTTTAAGGAATCTGTAATATCTCTTTGCACAGACTACCCCGCTAATCTTATTACCGTCCTCGTCCTCGCGATCTGCCAATTTGGTTTTCTTCAGCTCTTGCCGTTGTTCCCTGTATGGTTTCTGATCAAGGACCTTCTTATCAATCTTGCGCTGAATCGCTGCCTTCGCCTCCTTCACAGTTGTTCCATTAACGTTACCCGAGTTGATACTATCACGTTTAGATCTGAGAATAGTCAGCTCATTTCCAATCTTGTCTATGGCTGCGGTGAGATTCTTGATTTTAATCTCCTTGGGATCGTGCTCACATCCAACGTGATCTTCCCATTCAAAGATGTTGCATTGATCATCAGGTGTAGTCCCGTCAGTAATTGTCGAGTAGCAGATGTTGTAAGCTATGATCAAAGAAGGATAAAGTGAGCAGAAATCTACTGGAACTATACGTTCATAGAACCCTGGTTTCGGTTCAATTACATGCGCTCCTCTGTATCTTTCATTACTTTTCGCTTCGTAACCGTCTGAATCGACGACAATGTTTTCTTTGAGGCAGTACTTGTACACTTGTGAATACAATTTAATCTGTTGTCCTTGTGTGTACAGAGTAAACATAGACACGTTGCACACCTTTGCCATTTCAGAAAGAGAGACCCATGTATGAAGATGATTCATTAGCTCAATGCATAGATCACTATCCTGTATACAATACTTGCCAACGATATCCATTTTCTCACGAGTCTTGTAAGCTATAAAAATATCCTTGTAAGTCACGGGATCCTTCGTATTGTTATTCAGGAACGTAGCAGTCACATTCTTTAATGTGTACGTGTCCAGTTTGTAGTCACGTCTAATGATGGGTAACAAATCAATCAGTAAAATTCCCTCCCAGTTGATAAACTTAAACACCTGGTTCTTGTACGCGCTGGATGACCATTTCACCTCTTCAATGAGTGCAGGCGCGTCCTTGTTAAAACCGATAAGTTTAAACTCATCTACGAGAAAAAATCTGACAGCACGCTTTATCGCGTACTCGATATCAAATCCAAAGATGTTGAAACCAGTAATTGCGTTGGGTTTCTCCGCGGCAATCAATTCCATAAAGTCAGTGAGTAGATCCTTTTCACTTTTAAATACACGCACCTCAACGCCAGAAAGTAATTCCGATTGTGTTAGGTCCATGTCCTTGGCTTCCAGGCTGAGAAGTATCTTTCGTCGTTCCCTACCCTTCTCAGTGATGACGCATGATATTTGAAAGATACAGTCGCCTGGTTTGTCGCTAGGCATCTGGTTCATAAAATCTGAATTGACTTCCATATCAAATGCCATACATTTTGGAACTACTTGGTCAATTCGTTCTGACCTTTTGAGGTTTTTCCATTTGATCACGTACTCCTCATCGCACACGGTCATTTTCTCATCCTCAGGAACCGGCTCGGGACAGTGTTTTGAGAAATCAATCCATCCCGACATAGGTATGTCTTGCGTAGAGGTCATCTGAAGGATAGGGTTCGCTGCCGTCTCATGGACCTTCAGTTTAACATCCTCTCCACTAATTTTGATCCCGTGTTTGAGATGGTAGACCATGTCTTGGATATGTTTCCTAGAATTAAATATTGTCTTCATGAACGATGCCTTCTTCTCCGTCTTGTTTTCAAAGTTGTACAAATGATGTTTATTGGCAATATCAATCTTTACCGGTGGTGATTTGAGACTGTTCAGGGAACTGATCACCGCTCGCGTTGTTTGTTGTTTACCGTCCGGGAGCTGGATGTACGCGTAAGGTTTAAAGTTCTCAACGCGCAGGCATATATTCTTCTGCGCGATGGGAGATATCCCATAAATTCTGATATTAGTGGTGTCATTATTTGGGTCAAGCACCCATTCATAAGCAAACAGTTCATTCATGTTTATGTATTTGCATCATGATCTTAGGCTAGTAATCAATTATTCTTGCAAGGAATATCTTATACCCCTTGGGGTATAAGAATTTAGTAAGAATTTAGTAAGAATTTTTAATCTTTTTCAATCAAATCCAATTCCTCCAAAACGATCCGAGTGTAGTTTAGCACACGACCGCGTAGCTCATTCTCATATAACTTACATGAAGATTCGGGGAAGTAATTGAACATTTCATCAATCAACGTCTGCTCATGAGTGGCAAAGTCCAACTCTTTAATAACACTCTCAATTAGCTTGGCCGTTATGAACTTCCTCGCGGGTTCTTTTTTATTAAAGACATTCTTACGCTTACCGTACATGTCGTTCTGGTCAATGGCAAACAACTCGTTGTCCTTGTCAACCAAAATGTTACGCGTAACGTTATCTGATATTCTGAAAAACCCGTTGAAAAGTCGAATCTTAATCATCTCTCTGAACTTGGCTTCATCTTTAAACAAATTCTTACATTTGCTAAAATCATCATGCACGTTGACCTTGTTCATGATTGCTATAACCTGGCCAACGTCGCTATCCTCCCAAACATATGTCTTACGTTTGACAGTAACACCATCTTTGTCCTCCTCCACGCATTTCATGACGAGCACCTTTCCTGGAATCTTACCCAGCGTGATATTAAGGTCTTTGAGTCCAAACAGATGTTTCTGCCTATCTATGTAAACATAATCCATTCCATAATTTGTACTCTTGTTCATAGGTTTTATCACTTTATCGACCATATTCTCATTACGTACATTCCCACATGGTAGTTTACCAGCACGAACGCCATCAAGTATGAGATCGATATCATCCACATTTATATCGATTTCTTTAATTTGATCAATTTTGATATTACCTCTCCTCAAACGCTTGTTCACGTTGGATTCCTTCTTAGGTTCCTTCTTAGGTTCCTTCTTAGGTTCCTTCTTAGGTTCCTTCTTAGGTTCCTTCTTAGGTTCCTTCTTAGGTTCCTTCTTCGATTCCTTTTGACGAAGCCTCTTCGGCTTTGACTCCTCGGATTGGTTGTAGTAGTCCTTGAGCTCTTTGAACTGAGATAGCCATGTGGTATCCTCGTTTGTCACGAAGGCACCCTCGGCCTTAAAGTCCTCAAGTGTTTTACCTCTGCTCTTACCCTCCTTTGTGTGCTTGTCATACACGTAATCATGAAATTGGATATCATTCTTATCGTAGGCTGCGGCGATTTCATCCTTGCTAAACGATGAGGTGTGTATACCATCTGACTCTTTCAAGCTGTCAGCGTACATGATCCAGAGCCAAGGGACAACGATGAAGAAATGTCTGTCATCGCTACCCATCTTACTCTTGGTTGGTTTCATACGTTTCCATTCAGCTACTATCATAGGTAATATCAGCTTCTTACCTGGAAACTTGTAATCTTCCAAAAGTATTAGAGATTCCTCTTCGTTATGGAATATCCACTCCACGCAGTTAATTTTCTTGTTATCAATACCATTCGTAAAACACTTTTTAGTCATAACTGAGTCCTCGTCCTTGCCGTATCTATCTTGCAAGAAGTTAGGAAGCCTGAGTTTCTTCGCGTTGCTAATAATTGATACAATCTCTGCCAACGTATTCCTATCAGTCCTACCTTCGTCCTCCCATTTCTTGATTTTATTAATCACGGAGATGAAGGCGCCAATCTGTGAGAAAGAAACATCCTCAAATAATATCACCTTGATACGATTTATCATATTTGTTCTGATAGCCTTGACTGCTCGCTGGACATTAATGTCATCAGATTCATCAAATTTGCTAAAAGCATCCATCTCATACACAGCCTGAAGCATTTCAACTTGCATACCCCTGCGTGCATACTTCTGCATGGCGCTTTTTACTGCATCTATAGATGAGAAACCAGATTTGGTTTTGAGATTGAACAGACTTTTCAATTCCATGTTCGTTGTCATCGTTTCTTAGTATATATAATCATTAAAAAGTCTTTTTCAAGTTTGCTATCATTGTTCCTTATCCTAACATGAGGATAAGGAATTTAGAAAAGAATTTAGACAGCGTTCACGACTATCTTGATCGAATTCAAAATCGTATCAATATTATAACTAGTCCATCCATAAGTCGTTCCATAACTCGTCGTCAATCATACTCTTATTAATCTTCTTAACAATAGCACACACGCGTTCCAGGACGTCAATCAACTGAAGTAAATCAGTGTGTATTAACCCCCTTGTTTTTTGGATATTTTCACATGGATCCTTAACCTCCACGTTATTCGCTTGCTTCGATTGCTTCACTTGCTCATTCGTTTGCTTTGCTTGCTCATTCGTTTGCTTCGCTTGCTTTGCTTGCTCATTCGTTTGCGTTGCTTGCTCATTCGTTTGCTTTGCTTGCTTCACTTGCTCATTCACTTGCTCCGCTTGCTCATTCACTTGCTCCGCTTGCTCATTCACTTGCTCATTCGTTTGCTCATTCGTTTGCTTCACTTGCTCCGTTTGAGAGACCTCTGGTTTTTCAGAGGGTTGTATGTTGATTGTAATTTTTGTATTTTCAACTACCCGTGTCAACAGCTCACACGCGTAAGTCAAAATAGAAACAGCTGTAGCATTCAAAGACATTTTATCTCCAATTCATTCTCGTTAACTCATTCATAATCATCGTAATTCTTAGTCTAATAACATGTCTTTCATTTTTAGTAATGTGTTTTTACTCGCCACCGCGTTATGATACAAGAACCCATCCAATCTAATGAAATGTCCATAATCACCTTCATCAGTAGCAACCCCAAATAGGTACGCTTCTAAACACATCACCCATGTTATCACCCAGTCATCTTGAGGAATATTCTCCTTAATTGCTTCTACCCCATGACTTATCAGATACTCGGGTGTCAGCTCGCTATCCAGATACACAGCCATGGGTTTAGGAAAGTCCATTTCAGGCATCGAGCTTCTCACATCGCTAGTCTGAAGAAGCAATTTTCTAACGATATCCCACTTTCTTCTGATATCAGCAGATCCAGTTGCCATCTCTGCTTCTACCCAACCCATCCTTCGCTGCAGCATATTCATGATTACTAACTGAAAGAACTTGTCGTCACTCCTTGGGGGTCTGGACCTGTCCACGTGTTTAATAAACTCCAACAAAGCCATGTCTTTTTTACCGTGCATCATGAACCCCTCTGCGATTACCGGGTTGACACCCTTCTCCATAGGATATGAGAACTCTGATGATAGTTGCAGGGTTGGGCTACCGGCACCTCTGAAGGAGGTCATGACAAAATCTACAAAATTCTTAGGTACAATGGATCCTCCTGATTTCGCTTTTGGTTTGAAATTAAAGAGTGCTCCGAATCTACCCCATCGCTTTGTATCCATGTATGACTCTAAACCCAATCTTTGGGGAAAGTCTAGTAACTTCATCTCATTCACGCCCAAGCGTTTCACATCTTTCAGAACGTTCAATGACCCGTAGAGAATGGTGAGCGTGTCTATGATTGAATTCTGTTCATACAGGTTTGCAAATCCATGATCAATTGTTCCATACTTGGGCTCGTACACGATGGCTCTGGACTTGCCGTAATCAATAATCACGGGAATAATATTTGGCTTTATACTAACAACGTTCTGCGTTCTCTCACCTGTAGGGGTTGTTTGGAAATTGAGAAAGTAATTGAATGATGGGTTTGTATTCTCGTTAACATCGTTGTAGTATCTTACGTCATTCATCGTCTGGACCATCACATTCCAAGGATAGAGGTCATAGTGGATGAACCCAATATAGTTTTGGGCAACAGATATGGCCAGGTTTATTTGCACCAAAATTGAAAGAAAGTCTTTAAAGTTGTATTGTGGCGATTTGAGCCAATTGATGAGAGACATGCCTTTAATATATTCGACAAATACCATGTCCTTGGCGTCCTTGAGTGGTCCAAACACGTAGGCGAAATTGGGTACGCGTGACACCATCTTATTCACAGCCTTCATACCAATGTAATTTTCATGAATATGTTCCAACATCTTACCTCTATGGTTGGCCTTCTTACCCACCACTCCTATCCCGTTGGTTGTGAACAAGTCTATCCTACCATTTACGTTTTTGAAAATGGTGTCTTCCCAATTAAGATCATTAAAACTCTTTGATCTCATTATTTTCATTATACCATCTAATACACCCACGCACCGCGGACTATTTGGCAGCTGAAATTTGTACACATCCTCTTTGAACTTGGGGACAGTAGGTGAACCAATTCTCAATTCTTCAAGAAGCTGACTCTCCTCGTTCTCTATGGCCCAAGTTGTGAGGTCGGGTAGGTAAGCGTATGGTTTGGTTCGCGCAGACAACTCCCACATTTCCTTCTGAAGAAAGTCTAAAATACCTTCCGTGTCGAGGTACTTGTTGTAAAAGATGCGCGCGTTATTAGCAATCTGTGCACACTTGGCATCGTTTAATTTGCACCAGTCGATCTGAGAGAGGAGGTCGCTTAGATCCTCCTTGACAGGTACGTAGTGCTCATATTCCTTCAAGAACGGATAGTACCACATTTGCCATTGAGACGCAGCCAGCAGGACAACTGAACCAGCCGATAGCTCATACGAAAGTCTGTACGCAGCCACATGCCCTTCCAACGTGAGAATGTACTTGTAACGGCTTTGATCTTCAAGACTGAGCCTGTTTGCTTTAGGATAATCTTGTCTCTCAATAGTTTGAAGATACGTGGAGTCTTCGAGTTTGCGAGGACGTAGGTTCCACTTGGTGATACCTACGTCTAGCACATTGCTGTGCTGGTAACTCATATCAAGGGCTTTCAAACGTTGGTTAGTAGCGGCCGTCACACCAGAGCCCGTAGTAGCTCCCCTGAACACGGCTTTCTCAATCTTCTTGTTCCATGGAATACTCTTAATATCTGGGTACTCTCGGCAGGCATTAGGAAAGACGAGTCCCGTTTTCTGATACACTGCCCGGGCCCAATCCTCGTACGTAGGGAATGGGATGTCTGCATACGTTTCATTAGACGACCCTGAGAGTATAGGGGCGTACTTGTCCTCATTATGGGACACGAGGGGATGATGCTTGCTACCCCAGATGTGGTTGTATGGTTCTGTACTATTCACTTTCATTTGAGGGTAGTCCCTACGATTGATAAAGAATTCAATATCTGGCACGTCCCTCTTCTCACATAGGGTTCTGAACATATCGTATAGAGTGACCTTGTTATTTCCACCAGTAAGCGCCTTGAAGTCTTCAACCTCATATCTAACGAGAGAATTATTAGCAACCCATTCGTTAAAAGGTTTGATGTTCTGTCTGCTTGCTCTGTAGCCTAACAGTTTAGAAATGTGATCCAAAAAGTCCTGGACTGATCCATACTTGGGGTCTACTTTGAGAATGTGGCCAAATTCGTTATTATAATGAGCGTTGTCAAATGGAAGGAATGTCTGCAGCTTGTTGTCAGCGATGCGTATGAATATACCTTTTTTGAACTTGTAGAAAATATACCTGAAAGTGTTGGCGACTGCGCGCGAATCCAGGTTCCTATTTTTATGCCAAATCTTATTAGCGATGACACGCTTGTTCTCAAACAAATTGGCATGAAAAGATGGAATAGGTTTGACTTTCAGATCCTTACGTACTCTTGAGGCATTGAATTGATCAATGTCTCCTGCAGTGTCCTGTTCTATATGCTGGTACCTTGAATTTGATGTCTTTTTGTTGATATAATTCTTACATTCCTCAATGGTCATTGGTCCTACTGTCGGTTTCTCTTTCACCGCGACGTCCTGCCGCGTATGCGTAATCTGAGATTGATACATCTTTTATTTTGTATAATAATCGCTGAAAGCCTTTATTCAATTAAGTGAGGTTGTTTTGATCCTTGGTTATCGCATGAAATGGAAGTAGATTTAACAAGCAATGTATTTTCACATCTTATTAAAAATATGCAGATTGAAGATTTCTTTCCAAAGTATCCTAATATATTCAAACTTGAAAATCCACTGCTCAACCCGTACAATGGTGAGGATTTCAATGACGCTATCGTGACCAAGAAGGAGTTTGCAACGCTAAAACTTCCAAAAACTGAAAAGATGGCAATCAAAGGCACCGGTGAACAGTACAATCATCAAAAGATCATTGCCAGATTCATGTCATCGGTGACTCCTTACAACGAGTTACTTCTATTCCACGAGATGGGAACCGGAAAGACATGCACTGCAATAGCAGCTATCGAGCAGTTGCGCTACGAGAAGAATAGGTACATTAAAAGAGCTATCGTTTGCGCCAAGGGCTCAGGACTTCTTAATAATTTCTCACAAGAGCTCCTCTTTTCATGCACGGACGGTCGGTACATACCTGATAATTATGACAAGTTATCTGACCTGGAGCGTATCCACAGAACACGGAAAATCACCTCAGCATTCTATCAGTTCAACACGTTTGAAACGTTCGCCAAGGATATCGCCAAGATGAAGGATGATATACTGGTAGAAAGATTCAGCAACACCATTTTTGTAATAGACGAGGTGCACAACCTCAGAGAAAAGGATGAAGTAGTCCGTAAGGAAGGGGATGTGAAACGTTTACTCATCAACAAGAGGGCCGTCGGTCTATCAGAACCACTGGACGTGTACAAACAGTTTCATAGACTTTTCCACGTAGTTAAGCAATCAAAAATCCTACTCATGTCGGGTACAGTAATGAAATCAGATGTACATTTATTTTATATCAATATTGATATAAAATCAAGCAGGTTAAGATTTTCCACTAAGAAATATAAACTAAAATGGACGCCATTGTATCAAACACGCTTCAACATATGAAGCATGTGTACCCTGAGACAAAAGTCTCTCAAAAATATGTATGCAAGATGGTGAAATCACTTTTAACCGATCACACATTTGAACAGTATCAAAAGGGACTGATTGATTATGACATACTCGAAGAATTTTGTGGAAATATTCTTTCACGTATTGCTATCGTTCATTGCATTACGATGCCCTATGATGGGAATGCATATTTCAATGCAAAAGCTTCCGAGTTATACAAGAGATCTCAAACAGCCTCCAACATGGTCAAAACATATGATGAGTACATGAAATGGGGTAAGAAAACTATTTTTCAGTGCTGTCTGGTTGTTTACGATATTATTAATAAAGATCCTTCACGTCTGTTTCCATTGTTTCAATACCTGACAAAGCTGATGCCACCAAGGCAAAAGCATCATGTGAAGGATCTTCTTCGCTACTTTCTTCCAAATCATAAAGATTATAAGAATTTTGAGATAGAATTTGACGATGTCTATTCGTACAAGAAGTCATGGGAGCTCTGGGAAACCACGTCTTTCAGGAAAGAGATTGTTCCAAAAATAGTAAAATATGTTGAGCAGCGCACCCTCACGAGTGCATCTGATAAGACAACGGCTCGTAAAGGAATCACGCGATACATTCATACATTGAAGCTCATAGAATCTTACGTGATGGATAAATATAAAGATCACCCCAAGAATATAGACTCTCTGCATTGGTTCTTTGCATCTTGTTCTCGTCAAATGTTCATAGACGCCGTTGTGTGTATCGTGAACGAGTACTGCGTTGTACAGAATGATAACGTGAGGTCACATAAATCTAATCATCACGGAACCGAATTCGTATCATCATTGCTAGGCCTTCTCAAGAACTGTTTGGGTGATGTAGTTTTGGAGAAAGACATTCTTCTTCTCACTCCAAAGCAAATTCTACCTCTATGTGTAAATAAACGGGAACAAGCCATTGATGGTACTCGTAGGCATTTTCATCAGTCTGAGCTAATGCGATTAGAGGAATATTTACAGGAACATGCATCTACGAAATGGCAACTGGCATTGCTCATATTCAAAGAGGTGGGTCTCAGAGTGGGTGCACTGTCCAGGTTGATGGGTAGCGACTTTCTCACATCACAAGGTGAGATCAAAGATAACGTAACTGTTGTTGAAAAGATGTGTATTAAACGTACATTTCCCGTAAGCGATAATATGAAACAATTGTTGGCAAGATATTTTGATGATAATATGATGGTGAAAACAAATCCATCATATTACATCTTCTCTTCAAATCATCTGGGAAGACACATTCCCCATACTCCAGGATACATAACCAAACAGTTGCAAAAGTTTTGCGATGCATGTGAGATATACGGAAAACATACCCATAGCCACGCATTCAGACATACGCTAGTTAATCATCTCATGGCCAATGGTAATAAGATTGAGAATGTGAGTAAATTTATAGGTCATTCAAGTGTTGCTACTACGGAGCAGTATTATTGGACAGACAACATTCAGAACATTATTCCCCAAATGAATATACCATGGCTAACTAATAGAAACAGGATTGCCTACCCAGAGGATATGAGCGATGAGGATGAGGATGAGGATGAGGATTTATCAACGGAAATGTTGGTTAATATTATCCTCACGTATCATTCCGTGATAAGCAATGAGCAAAAAACACAGATACAAGAACGTATACCTAACATTGGCGACATATTTAAAAATCTCTGTGATTATAGCATCGCCTCATCGTCAGTAGACGACTTGTAAACAATATCTCATATAAAATTTATTTATATGAGAATCTTATGAACTATTCCCTATACTGGAGCTTGTTCAACAATTCCGGGTTGAAATCTCCAACCTCCTGCTTTATCCACTTCCAGGCCACCGTCTTATTCACTTTCAATCCTATGTTATCAAATACATCTTTCCGATGTATAGTCGTCACTGGATATAACAACCCCGACAAGTAGTGACGCACCTGAGTCCTAAATTCCTCTTCATCTGGATTCGTTATTACTTTGTTGTGAGCTACTCCATGTATTACATTTACATATGAAGCATGATTTGTAGGTCTTGGTACAACAGGTCTAAGTCGCTTCACGTTGAGACTTGCTATTAAAGTGGACAAACCTTCATTTATCCTCTCTATCTCCTCAGTGTAACGTTCACATATGTACTTTATTATCTCTCTGAGTTCCATGTAGTGAAGCTGGTAAAACTCTTTTCCCTTCTTGTCCACGAAGCGTCCGATGAGATCCTTTACTCTTGCTTCAGCATGATGATAGTCAGCTACCATGAAGATATCCGAGTAGTAGAACATATCTCCATTCGCGGACCGGGTGTTGTACGTGGATAGCCGTTGCTGAAGCTTATCTGAGGATTGTACACCTCCAATCTTGAAGCGGTTACGTTTAGCGTATGAGTCACAGGTGGCTATGTATATAATCTCTGTGCAGCTGCGTTTATTATCAGATACAGATATATCTTTGAGAATTCCTATGTAGTCTTGTTGCTCTTCGAGTTGTTGCTTGTATTCATGTTCTCGTTTTTGAAACTGTTGCCTTTCTAATTTCAATTGTTCCTCAAAATATTTGGTCAACTCATCTACATTCTGAGATGGTTGTAGCATATATTCCCCTTTCTTTCGGAGAGCTGGTAACACCTCTTCTGTTATCCAATCTTTGAATAGAAGAGCAATTGGTAATCTGCAATGAAATATGAGATCGTAAAGACCTGATTCATTTATGTATAATGATTGAAGTTCATTATGTGTTTTAGGGGGGGGTGAAACGCCCCCCCCTAAAAGTGAACTCATGTTTTGTTTCTTTCTTTCGGGAATATGTCTTTTCAAAGCATCTTTATAATCAGAATATCCGAGCGCCTTACATATATCTTTTCCACAAAACCAGGGTTCTTCATACGTCCCTGTAATCTTAATTTTTTGGTCTTCAAATTTGAACACATCCTTGATAAATTCATTTATATTCATTACGTTCTCATTTTCCGTTTACTTTTGAATTTTATAAAATTCAATTTATTACATGATTCTCAACGTATGTTAGGAAGATTATAAATATAATAAAAACATGTCTTCATATAATAATGATATAATTGAATCAACCGAGATACTTCTTATGCGTAAGGTTTACAAACATGATGACCTAAAATTACAACAGGGTCATCTCAATCAGGCATTTGATCTCCTCGTTAACACTCTCTTTGTGACATATTCAGACACCAAGTTCAGCACTCTTGTCACAAACGCTACCCGCGACCCCGTAGGTGCCGCCGAAATCATTTCACGCAATCTTGAGAAGGTAATTATGGTAAAAGAGTGGAGTAGATCAACAACATCAATAGTCTTCATGGCTTTCAAGAAGCTCATATCAGAGACGTCCATATCTCCGATATTTGTTCAGAAACTCTCAATCATAGTTACTCCCAAAATGGATAGAACCTCTGATGAATATTGCCTACCTTCAAAATATAAAAAATATACAGCTGAACATTCAGGGAAACAATTACTCCTGTCTTGGATTCAATTGTGTAAAACAACAACCCGAAATAAAGCACAATCAGTTGTCCGTCAAATAATATCATTTAGTTTAATCCTCTCATCCGGATTGGGTCTTGATGTAGATTGCTTTAATTCCGAAAAAGCATCAAACGTACAACTAGACGATGTGAAGCAAGTTGTAGAAGCCATACCAACGAAAATGGAACTCGATACCAAGATCAGATTCACAACCATCATCCTTAAAACATTCTACAAAGCTGAACATGTATCTTATGACATGTTGACGACGTGGGTCAAATCTATCCCCAAACGAAAGAAGAAGGAAAGCATCGAGACAGACATACACAGACTTTCCAACAGGGAGCTCGAGCTGATTTACGAGGCGGCGAAAGAAAACATACGCGACGAGCTGATCATTCTCATCATGGCAACGACCGGTATCCGAGTAGGTGGACTCTCCAACATGACAGTCGCTAACGTTTGCAAGACCATCGGGAAAGATATCGTCGTGAACGATACGGCAAGAACTCTTGAAAAAGGAAATAAAATGTTCTCATTCGTCCTATCACCCAATGTAAAAGCATTATTACACACGTGGATCACAGAACATAGAAAGGCTCATTCACAATATTTATTCCCAGGAAGAGGAGACAACCCGCTGTGCACGAGCCGCATCGGAACAATTGTAAAAAATATCGGTAAAAGAGCAGGTGTTGAAGGAGCTCATGTACACCCACATGCCATTAGACATACATTTGCTCACTTATTACTTGAAGCTGGAAACGAACCAGGGTTAGTGGCAAAAATGATGGGACATGCATCTAGTAAGACAACTGAGATGTATTATCTAAAAGAGAGTGCGGTGGAGGCAAGCAAAAGATGTAATATACCATGGTTGGTGAAAGATAAACCTGAGCAATTACCCTCTTTTCTTAAAGTGGGTAAAGGGGTAAAGAAACCTAGAACAAGCAAGAGTGATAAGAACAAGTCTCTCAAATTATTGTCCATGGATTTCAAACAAAACTGAATAAGCACGTTTTGTAATCATGTACTGGTTGGATATAAATGTTACCTTTACATTATTAACAAGTTATTGGTATTTACTAAATAAATGTTGTTTATAAATATTTGATGCGATGTTTGTTTAAATAACAATTTGTGTTATTTAATTGTTTACTGCAAGTGTTTAAATGCTAATCTGATTAGTAATGAAAGACGACCCCGCTGAGTTTGCAAGTGTTGTTAATCTAATTCTACCTTTAGACAACCAGTTCCCAGTGGACAAGGTATTTTCAAAAATGTACTTCAACCCTAATGGTACTATTAAGCCAGACATGATAGATAATATGGCAGCCAAAGTTAAAGGAAGAGTATCTTATCTCAAATCTATGACGTCTGAAGTGAGGAAAGTGTTTGAGGGAAGTAGGATAGGTAACCTTGAGCACTTTACAGTCTATCAAGGCATTATGAGCGCCTTTCAGAGTCGTGCGTATGAAGAGGCGTATGAGAAGGATAAGGGTGACATGAGTATTTTTATCAATTCACGTCAGGCGTCTCTGTTCGTGTTCCCTAATGGGTCCTACGGAACAGATGGTTTCAATAAATACATTGTGAAAAGAAGGGATGAAACCCGCGGGATGATCGGACGCCCGATCCAACATAAGAAAGAGGTAAGCACATCGTATACAATCTCATCTGAACTAGTCAAGGCCATTGATAGGAACCTGACAAAACTGGCTCAATTCAGCAGCAAGTTTGCAGAGACCATAAGGATCATCCTAGACACTCCGAAAAACAAAGCATTGGTTTACTGCGAGTACGTGAATGGAAGTGGATGTATCCTCTTTGCAAAGATATTGGAACAATTTGGATTTACGCAGGCCTTTGGAAACGAGCGCAGCAAGGGTCTCCGCTACGCACTACTGACACATCAGACGACAACTCAGAAGAGCGTGCAGCGAATTATCAACAGGTTCAACATGGACGATAACGTAGACGGGGAATACATATCGGTGATCATTGGCAGCAAAATAATCAGCGAGGGTTTCACATTCAAGAACATTAGGCAAGAATTCATTTTCACTCCTCATTGGAATTACTCTGAGACGGCGCAGGTCATTGCAAGAGGTTGGCGTTTGGGTTCTCACAACACGCTCATTGCACGTGGGGACAAGAATATCAAAGTTAAAATTTACCAACTCGTTTCAACACCCAGAGGAACAACGCCATCGATCGACCTGAACATGTACGAGACATCTGAGAAGAAGGATGTCGCTATGAAGCAGATAGAACATGTAGTCAAATTGAACGCCTTTGACTGTCCCCTCACTGCCGACAGGAACAGAATCTCTGGTTACGATGGGCTGAGAGAGTGCGACTACATGACGTGCAATTACCAATGCAAGGGAGAGATAGGTAAAACTGTTGATGTATCCACTCACAACCTGTACCATACGATGATAAACATTGTACAGGATGGTATGAAAAAATACTTTAGGAACAATTTCCACATTAGCATAGATGATCTTTCAAACATGTTTCCCCAGTTGGACAAATTTGAGATAGTTCAAGCAATCAAGATATTCATAGAAAAGGATGTGCAATTTTATAACAAATATGGATTCCCATCCTACGTAAAGATCCAGAGCGATATACTTTACATATCGTCAGATGCACGCGTCCCTAACAACGACAAGCTATCAGATTACTACGCTAAGAATCTAATCATTCAGAACGGCGATCCATTCAAGTACATTCTCAAACAACTATCCAACAATGAGATACCAACATTCGTAGATAACATATTTAAATATCCAAAATACATAAGGTCAACCATTGCTAACCTTCCTGAAATAGTACAACGAGAGATTCTTACGGCAGGCATACAGGCTGAAGTGCTGGGTATTGAGAAGAATAAAGACACGCGGCAAAAGATACTTGGCTTATTCAAAGGCTTCTACGATAAGATAGACGATAAATGGATCGTGTGGCTCTTTAAGGAAACATTGGGTATAGTGTGCATGGAAGACAACGATGGTGAATTGAGCTGGATCCAATGTGAAAATAAAGAGGTAGAGAATGTGGATAGGCATATTGCGGCAAAGAGAGAAGAAATGTCCAGTTCCCCCGTCGGTTTCTATGGACTATACAATCCTCAACTGAACGAGTTTTGCCTCAGAGATATTAGGACGCCTCTGTCGTTGACAGACCTCAGGAAGATAACGATAGGGAGGCGATGCACGGATTGGGATCAAAAGACCCTGTTGGACTTGGCAATTCGTAAAATGAAAATAGACCCACCCGCAGACTTTATGGATGATATAGACCTAGAAGACTATGACAAAATGGCACATAGGGTAAAAAAGAGTAAACATAGTAAGCTACCCGACGATGTGCAGAACCTCGACGTGATGAGGAGATTCCTGTATTGGATTAAGCGTCCCCGGGTAGACATATGTATACATATACAAAAATGGTTCAGATCGAATGATCTGATTGAAGAGAATTTTGATTGTGGTAGCCAAAAGAAGCAGAGAATTAAATTCGCGCGGTAAACTAGGTTAATAAAATAAATATGAAGCCTTCCTGAAGGTGTCTGGTTTGTAGAATTGCAACTGGTTTAACGAAAACTGTGTCAAAATAAAAAAGATGGAATTCGATACCCTTGTAGATTTTTTCGCATCACTTATGGAGTTCAGGCGTAAATATCCCATGATCTTGACGTACCGCAATTATCTGAAAACCATCAAAGATGTAGAGCAATCAAATGAGGTCGAGCTCTTTAAAAATTTCCTCGTAGATAACCAATCTCTCTCTGATAAGACATTGGACATGTACGATTTCAAGACGGGGAAAAAGTGTGTAACGATAAATATGAGAAACTTTATCACTGGTAAAGAAGATGATCCTTTCTGGGATAAAATTCTTAATGTTGAACGGATCCTGTTCCCTGATGGTAAGCCGACCAAAAAGAATAACCCTACTCAAGATGTTTCTGGTCTCACCGGAGCCATGGCTGAGTTTGAGAGTAATCCTATTATGGGTGAAGTTATTAAACAGGTAAGGAATATGGGAAATATGGATGATATTAGCGACATCAATTCACTCATGGCCAAGCCTGAGTTTAAGAATATGGTCAACAACATCAAGAAGAACCTTCAAACTGGTAAATATAACCTCAAGGATCTCACCGGTACAGTGACCAAAGTAATCAAAAGTGTCCAACACGATCTCGATGACGAAACTAAGAATACTCTCAAGGTAGTTACTGATACAATGGAAGCCGTTGAGCGCGACGAGCCTGTCGACATTAGCAACCTCATGAGTATGGTTAATGAGCTCAAACTTGATAACCTGAGCGGTGCTAAGTAATTTGTTTCATTTTATATTATAACCACTAGTGGTTATAATTTTCTTCTATGAATACGTAATACGAATCATCGAACCCACGCCAGGTTTGTCAAAACCGTACATTTTCTTTGCATCAGATAGCGACATTTCTGGCTTCCTGAAACGCTCGTTTACGTAATTGTGAGCATCTACGAAGAATTTGAAGAGACTTTCCTTTGAAGATGTTATTTGATCGAAATTGACCGTCTTCAGGAAAGTAAAAAAGTGTTCCTTGCATGTTGTGCATGGAATAAGCAACGGCATGTTGGCTATAAGTTTCTTCATACCATCCTGAACAAAAACGGATGGTCTATTTGGATATGTGGTGGTAGCGTTGTGGATCGTGAACCAAAAGGCCGGGCCAAACGCGTCAGGGTCATACGAAGATCCCTGAGTAGTAGTCGTTACTTTGACCTCAATAGGTTGTTGATAGAGTTCACTTGCTCTGACGTACATTTTTACTATGCTGGGTTTTTTGTTAAAGGGTTGGTTGTATCACGTATACATACACCTATAATTCCAACACGTGATCAAAGACACCAGTCGTCGTCTGATGGGCAATGCAAATGACGTTACCTGTGAAATTTGCCTTTATCGTATCTATCACCTGGCCAGTTGATTCTTGATCTAGCGACGACACGCATTCGTCAAGTAGAAGCAATCGGACGTTGTTTATCTCAGCTAGTGCTATAGTGAATGCCAATATCACGCGTGCCAGCTCACCTCCAGATAGGTTCTGGAGATCACCTTCATGACTGTTTTGCATTACCTCTACATTCAACTTTACCCCGTCAAATACCAACATCACGTTCAGATCGTCTATAAAACTATCCAAATACATCTGAGCGTGTAGGTTAATTTCTTCAATCACCTCGGTCACGGCCATCCTCTCTGCCGTTTTGATAATCTCCTGGAGCTTGATCGCTCTGGGGTAACTTATGTTAAGGACGGCCTCGGTTTTCATAAGATTCTCTACCATGTTCCAATATTGCAGAGACTTTGCAAACTTCTTTTGTGTATTCATTTGAACGATCGACTCGACGAGTGAACTTATACGACCAATGAGTTCATCGGGGTTGTGTTTGATTGCAATACTTGACAACGTATCCTCCTTCTCCTTTCTCTCGTAAAGAGCCTTCTTTTTCTTACGGAGCGATGCCTCAGTTGTTTCATCGTAGCTGGGACTTTCCACCTTCAAAGACGAACATAGGGTCTTTTGTTTCAAATATGCTTCATCATCACTCTTAGTTTTGAATATGCTATCCAATTGTTTCTGAGCATTCTTAACATTTGGATATTTTAACTTCATTTCCTCAAGCATGACTACCTTATTCTCTAACTCCTCCACGCGTAGCTTGAGCTTCATTCGCTTCTCCTCCAACTGCTTGGCCTCAACAGCTGTTAGAGCGGTTGGGTTAATGTTAGCCTTCGCTGACGAGCACTCGCCTCGTGGTGAGAGTATGAGCTTATTACACCATATGGCGAGCTCAGTGGAACATGAGGGACATGGTATGTAAACCATAGACTTTTCTATCATCTGGCTCAGTTTGTCTATCTTTAGCCTACATTTCTCAAGGTCTGCTACTTCAGTCTCCAAGCATATCATAGTCTTCATGTCATTGATTATATCTTTCATCTCATCTTTGGAAATACCACTCGGTTGGTTGAGATTCTTGAGTTTTGTCTTCTCACGTTGGTAGCGTTCCCATCCTTGCTTGTGCGTGTTGATCCGCTGCAGTTCATCTTCGAGGTAATCAATATCTTCGTCGACCTCTGGTATCTTGGTGAGTTGAACCATTAACCCCTCTTTCATTTTTATAAGGTTTTCAGTCTTGATTAGCTTGTTTTTTAACGAGTCTAATTCGTGTTCATTTTCTGATATCTTATGATCATATTCAACCTCATCGAGTAAATCTTCTTGATTGCAACTACTTGTCTTTTCAATCTTAAAATCATTAAGCATCTTCTCTGTCGTCTCGCGTTGGCGAGTGGTTAGCATCATTTCACTCTTGCGATTCTTCACGAGCTCCTTGCAGTTGTTAATGAGTTGATCCACGTTCTCATTACCAAATGCCATTTTTTCAATGTAACGGATCTTATCCGTCGGGGTCATGAGAATGAATGATTTGCCGTTGTCTGCGCGCTGGGACATGTATCCCATGTGGTACTGGGGAAAAAGGTCATCAATGATTGCTTGAGCCTCCTTATCCTCATACATGTTACCACCCACCGTCACTCTCAGTCTATTGGGGCGTTTGGTCCTTATGATGGTGATATTTTCAATAACAAGAGTAACGCTACACGAGTTCTTACCATAAGTGGGTAGTTTTTTACCCTCACCCGTGAATGCAAACATAATCGCCATGAAAATAGTAGTCTTGCCTTGACCCGACTTACCAGATATGAGAGACAATTGCTTATCAAATGTGAACTCAGCGGTTGTAAACTTCCTGAAATTCTTAAGTGTTAGTTTCAACATTTATTGGTAAATACATATCTGTTAAGTTTGATAAATCAACTTATCTACAAGGGGTTCAGTAAAAAATGTTCAAAGTTGTAACAAAGCACACTGGTAGATTTAAGTCCTTGTTTGAGGTCATATTTCAAAACATGACCACCGCAGACTTTACTATAGATAAAACGGGGATGTTTTTGGAACAACTCACCAACCAAAACATACTCATTTCGGTATTCCTGCCTGCTGAAAAATTTGAAGAGTACATATTTGATGAGGATGAGCCCATTCACATCGGACTCGGGCAGCATATAAACAAAGAGTTCTTCAAATCTGTGAAGAACAAAGACATCATCACCATGTCCATCACTAAGCAGTTTACTTTTGATTTCCAAAAGATATCAGATGATGGTTCTATCCAATCTCTGTCTGTGATTATCAAGGACATGCAGAACATTGCTCCCATTGAACATGACACGTTCGAATCAAAGCCTGTACTCATCGCCCACAACATTTATACCGATTGGTGCAAGTCTATCTCAAACACGAATACCATTGATGTGACCAAGGTTACGGGACAGATTCAATTCCTTTTTAATACAGGACGGTCTAGTAAGACTCTCAAGTGTGGTAATGAGGATGTTAGGGATATAGAACTTGTCCATCAACAGTACAACTCTGAGCAATTTACCAGGATAAGTAAGATGTGTTCCTTTGTGTCTGAACCCATTGAAATCAGGGTAGAGAACGATAAACCCATCTATTTCTTGTGCAAGAGTCCCATAGGCACAATGAAAATATTTATGTACATGAACCCAAAGGATGATTAGGTATGAAAAGTTGATTTATAAGGTTAAATGTATACGACTAAAAATAAGACGCAGTAATGAAAGTAGTTCAGAACTCTGAAAATAAAAGTGAAATGTTAGTTCTTTTTTTCTCAAAATCTTCTTACCTCAGTAACTTTTATAAAAGTACTTTTACAGTACATGGTATCAAATTCACATCAATGGAGCAGTTTTTTCACTATAGTAAGGCGTTTATTTTCAAAGACTATGCCTCGATGCAAAGTATCTTACGAACCGACGAGCCCAACATACAAAAGGCGATAGGTCGTAAAGTGAAAAACTACGACGATAGCACGTGGTCGGACAAATGTTACATGATCATGATAGAAGGTTTGTATGCCAAGTTTAGTCAAAACGATACGTTGAAGAAAAACTTGCTTTCGATCCCAAATGCTCGATTCGTGGAGGCCAGTCCTTATGATAAAAAATGGGGTATTGGTTTAAATATCAACCACCGGGACGTCTCAAAGCCTTCAAAATGGCCCGGACAAAACATGTTGGGTGAAGCATTAATGGAAGTACGCGATGACTTAAACGTAAAACAAAGCACTAGTTGAATCATTAGAATTAATTCATTACCTTCCGAGGTAATGAAATAGTAAGCAAATGTTTCAATCATTTTTAACTGGACTACCTGTCTGCTTTTCTTCGCTACCTGTCTGCTTTTCTTGACTACCTGTCTGCTTTTCTATCTTTTCTAGTTCCTTCTTTATTTTAAGCACATCTGATGCGATCTTTTGACGACTGCGACGATGGCGTCTGTAACGACCATCGATACTCTCACAATCTTCTTCCGAATTATCCGAGGCGTTGAAAGAGTTGGCTCTATGAAGTCTATCACGTTGGCGTCTCTTAACCATGAGCAATTCCTTCACGTCGTCAGATAGTTGAATAGGATCTTCATCACTACTTGTAAAATTGTAATCTAGACCTTCCTCACTCTCACTTGATGAGCAATAGAGAAATTTGGTTACCTCATCCTCCTGCTCCTTGTTGAAACGCCACTCTTTGCGTTTCTTGATGTAAACACCTTTGAAAATATCGTAAAGATCATAGTGATCTGGGTCTGATTTGACGTAAAAGTACTCCTGCGTGTCCTCTTTTCCACTCATTTTTGGTTAATTACCAAGTATCATAAGTCTCTATAATTGTTCATGTTTACCACTTGCACTTATGGAACTTGAAATATAGAATTTAAGATATATACGTGTAAAATAAATGGATAATATCATGCATTTTAACGCAACACGACGTATTGCAGACAATGCATATGAATCAGGTTCACCAATCATGAATGACCAAGAGTACGATGCCATATTTGGCGATACATCTACTCATCATGAACTAGAAATCCGTAACGGGCAGGAATTGCCTCTTTGGATGGGATCTCTAGACAAGAAACGTGATGAGAAAGCATTAAAAACATGGCTGGACAAGACATGTGCCGATAAATTAGTAATCAGTGCTAAGTTAGACGGCATAAGTGCCCTCTACAACCCAGAGGATAACAAACTCTACACACGAGGCAATGGAACCATTGGCAATGATATTAGCAGATTCATTAAACATCTCGATCTCAAGCATGCCATGGAAAGGGCTAATGAGGTAATGAAACTGATGCTGGAAGCCAACTCTGAACATACGTGGAACAATACACCGCTGAAACCGTATGTAAGAGGTGAATTGATCATGAAAAATGAGGTTTTCAATCTCAAGTATAGTAGTGAATTCAAGAATTCACGCAACCTTGTATCTGGTCAATTTGCAAAGAAATTAATCAACAAGGATATCATCAGTGATATCCACTTTGTCCCTTATGAGATTATTATCAAAGGGATGCAGCAGCAGTGCCCCCCATCGGAACAATTGATTAAATCCTTACTGCTTCCATGGGTTGAAATGAAACGATCTGAGATAACAATTGATACTCTCACTCAACTCTTGGATAGCTGGAAGGATTGTTCATTCGCACTGGATGGACTCGTCGTTACCGAGGATCGCATGTACACGCGCAACGTGAGTGGTAATCCAAAATACTCGATTGCTTTTAAGAAAGAAAAAAGTGATCAGACAGCGATAACCAGTGTAATTTCAGTCACATGGAATACTAGCCGCTGGGGTTATCTGAAACCAGTTGTTAACGTGGAACCGGTTCAACTCTCAGGAGTGACTATTCGAAAGTGCACCGGACACAACGCCAAGTACATATCAGACAACAAAATAGGGCCGGGTGCCCAGATTGTATGCGCGCGGTCAGGAGATGTGATTCCATTCATCGTCTCCGTCGTGCAACCCAGTAACAACGTCACTTTGCCCAGTTCTAAGTGGGACGGCGTTAATCTACGCGTCGAGGATAACGATTGTGATATTATTGAGATTAAAACTCTGACTAAAATATTACTAACGCTAGATGTGAAACATGTAAACATTTGCACCATTACTAAGATGTATACGAACTGCAAACTCACAACATTCGCAAAGATAATAAATTGCACAAAAGAGGATCTATATCCTACTTTTAAAAACGCGTCAGCTGATCGTATCGTGACAGAGATGTCGAAACTGAAAAGTAAACATGTAAAAGTACATGTACTCGTTGGCGCGGCAGGTGTGCTTGGATTCGGGCTCGGAGTAAAGCGTGTCGAGAAATTGTTTGAATACCTCGGGAATTGGGACACTATTCCGACAGTGAATGATGTGTGCAAAGTGGGTGGTTTTGAGAAAAAGACGGCCGAGAAGGTGATCAACTGCTTTCCCGATATGATCACATTTCTCAAAACATGCATCAACGCTGGGCTAAAGATTGACAACGGGTCCAGTTCCAATTCCAATTCCAATTCCAATTCCAATTCCAGTTCCAGTTCCAGTTCCAGTTCCAGTTCCAGTTCCAAGAGTATGAAAAAGATTTGTCTCTCAGGATTCAGGAACGACGATCTTGAGAAAAAGTACAACGTTTTGCCCCGCGTAACCAAGGAATGTGATGTTCTGGTTTGCAAATCGTTTAAGAAAGTGACTCGCAAAATGGAAAATGCTAAAAAACTAGGTATCAATATGGTACTGTTCGATGAGTTTCAGAGTAGTTATTAGTTAGTGACCATGGTCCATAACCCCTAGGGGTTATGGAATTATGTTTTTTAACAGGTAATAAATAGACATGTGGTAAATGACTTAAGAAATATTAACCACTTTACAAAGACAAATGGTAAAAGAAGAAAATATCAATTATCACAACGTGAACAAGTTTATTGTTAATTTCCTGAACAATAACAACGTCGAACTTATTAACGCGTGGAAGGATAAGTCTAATCTCCGCTCACTCAAGAATATCCTCAGAAAGACAAGTACTCAGCCAAACCCACCACGTCCGAAGAACGCGTACATTTATTTTTGCGAAGAGATGCGTCCCGTTATACAGGATGAAATGCGTAGAAAACTAGGCGCGGATGATAATCAAAAGATAAGTATTAATGAAGTCACGTGCATGCTTGGTAATAAATGGAGGGAGTTTAGATATTTACCAGACGATAACGAAGATAAGAAAAGAATATTCGAATTGGCAGAGAAGGATAGTGATCGCTACAAAAGAGAAAAGGCATCTATGGAAAAGAGAGAGATTAAGAGAAACCATCTCACTTCTAAATACCTTTTCTTCTGTAATGAAGAGCGTGAGAGAAACAAAGGAATCACATTCCTAGACATTTCTCCGAGGTGGGCTGCTAATAAGAATGATGCGGAGCTGACGAAACGCTACGAGGCTGCCAAATTGGCCGTCGCTGAGGCCAATAAATAAAACCTCACAATGAAAACGCTTTCATTACTCGATAAGTAATGAAAAACTGTTAATGTTCCTATTTTGATACGCGTTTAATCGTAGTCTTTGTTGTAAATTTAGTTTTCTGATCAACAACACGTTCCTCGCTATCGCCTTTTTCCAAAAACATGTTATTCACTTTACCCCCATGGAACTTGTACTTTTGGATACGGTTATTGAGATGTTTAACGAGTGGGTTGAATTTATCTTCAAAATCGATCACTATAGGCTCCACGTCTTCACGTCTCATGCATCTTCCCAGAAATTGCTCAAAGTATTCGAGAACGTCTGCCGCCATACATAACGCGTCGATAGGCTGATGATCAAATCCGACTCCTATCTTTGGCGTCGTGCCGATAAGAATCTTGCATGATTTGTTAAACTCACGAGTAGACCCGATGATCGTTTCACTGTCAGCCCCCTCAGTGGCAAAGAGGGATTGGAGAGTCTTTGCATGCTCAACCCGCTTGACAAGGATTAGCCATGTTCTCTCAGGAAACATTCTCACAGCTTTAACGATTAATTTGTTGCGTTGTTCATTTCCCGCTTGGGACGTGAGCACAGAAGACCAGTCCAGTTTACCAGTATGTGGTTGGATACGCGTTTCTGGTGTAAAATTAGTTTTGATGCAATACACGGTGTGTTTCCTATATAACTTATTCCCTACACATTTTGAACCAAAGAACCAAACAATGGCCGGTTCAAAGGGATCCATTTTGGGGCGGTATGGAGTTGCCGATAAGCCAATCATGTAGTCAGGTTGAAATTTGAAAAAGGCTTTATGAACCACCTTGGACACGATCTGATGCAATTCATCCACGACAACCAATTTGATATGTTCAAAGTTTTTATTAATGTCCTTTTTAAGGATTATTGGATTTACGAGGTATATATCTGCGCTATCGTCTACCGGTCGGTTTGTTGTGATTTTGACAACTTTCTTATTCGGAGCGTACACTTTGAGTGAATCTATCCACTGGTTCATAATCATCGTTTGCTTAACAAAGATTACCGTGGGGGTATTGATTCTACATATCATTTCAATTGACGTGATGGTCTTGCCGAACCCAGGCGCTGCACAAATCACGATAGATCTCGTCTCGTTTAGGCTTTTGATAGCCGTGTCGCGTACATGTTGTTGCTCAGTGCGAAGAATACCTTTGAATTCACTAGAAGAGGCACTTGAAATGTGTTTCAAAGGTGGTGTAGAAGAACTAGCTATATTACAATTAGGGTCAGTGGTGGTAGGTTTTATATTCACAGTAGATGCGCAAGGAAAAAAGGAATGTGCGAAACTGAAAGGGAGAAGGATATATTTACCAGTAGACTCTTTAACAACATCAAACACATTTATATCTTCGTTGTTGTTGCATGTGATGGTCAACTTTTTTTCTATTGTTTGTTTTTGAACGTCGGACAGACCATTAAGACGTAGTTTTACAGACATTTTTCCTAACTTCAATATCCTTAGAGAGTTAAATTCAAAAATTACAACATATAAATGATGAACGTGTTTCCCTTTTTCATCGAATGTAGTAAACATTATCAACATGACTTATATAAACAAAAGTTCCTTCAGAGGCTCGCATTCGGGAATGGTATACATATTATTAAACGTAAAGATAAGAACATCATGATCACAGCAAATGGTGAATTTATCATACCCTCTGCGTACTCGGACAACGCGCGAAAAGAGTTGGTTGGCAAACTATGGGAGATTAACGAGTACACGCGTTTAGGTGACTGCATCGAGGATATGAGACGAACATGGCACACTGCTCGGAAAAAAGACAAGATTTACCTGCTCTATAAATACGTAGCTGGGCTTACAGATATAAGCCGTCAAGAGAAAAAAGTCATGTGCAACATTCTCATATTAGCACTACTTTTGAAGATGATCAAACCTACAGACATTACCTACAAAGACAGTAAAATTGTTGATGTTAGCGATCATATAACGAGGAAAGAGACGTACACAGAGATGAACTTTACATTCGACTACTCAATCCCACAACACACGCGCACACATGACTTTACTACAACTACTGCATGCACGGTCGACGAAGAAGATGATTAAAAAAATGAATTACAAGTATGCTCGCATAACATTCAAAGTAAACCGGTATGAATAACCTTACTTTAATTTTTGATCCCTCGTGTTCAAAGAAGAGCGACCTCGAATCAAAGGTGCGTCAATGTGAACCAGGGCTTGGATTTGTTTTTGATGGACATATCTATCATAAAGAAGGATCCCAAATAATTAGCCGACTAATTACGAAAAGAAACATGGAACAATGTTTCAATCGTAACAATAATGAGACGATTGAAACAGGCATTCATAAACTATTGAATATGTTTGAAGAAAAAATTGGAGTTGTATGTAAATATCAACTAGAAGTAATGTCAACAAACCAGACCATCGTAGTACCTCTATGCTGCGGCAGTATACAAATGTTTTCCGCCTCGATCAGAGAAAACACTGATAACTACTTTGATCTTTGCCTCTACACAGACACAAATAAATGTTTAAATTATTTTTATAAAGAAATCGGTCCGTATGTACACAGCGGTGACACCCATGCAATGTTTGGAGGAGGATTTCTACACACCATTACGATCACAAACAATGATAGAGCCATGTTTTTCCTCAATGTAACTGGTTACAATAAAACACCGCTGCACTTATTCGCGAAACATACACCCTCAGTATGTGTAGTGAACCATGATACACGAACCGTGTATATCGTTCCATGTCCTCTCGACATCATGTCTATGGGTCATAAAGGAGATTTTGCGATCCTGGCCAAGGGAATCATTGAAAATAACACAATCAAATTGACCATACTACCCAGACCCATCATCAGAGAGGGAATGAACACAGGACAAACCAACTCAGTCACAGCCAATGCAATAAACGAAGCCAAGAATACAAATGTCATTAGTCAGACCCCATCGAGAGACCAAACGTCACAAATAGAAGATGAGTTTATGATGGACTTTGCTGAACCAGATGTTCTTGCTCAACAAGAACATGTTTTGTTAAGAGGTGAACCTGTGGTGGTCGTACAGCACATGTACAATGTCCCAACGGAACTGGAAAACCTGAAACGCTATTACTTTGGTTCTACAATCTCTGAAACGGATAACATGTCACAAGTGATTCTTCCTATAGCTGGTGGTAGCGTTGTGATGGGAGACAATATACTCGTCCATGCTAAGACATCCAAGGTTGACAACTACAAAAACATTTTGAACTCATCATCGTTTGTAGTCATAGTTGTGGGGGAAGAGATGGCAAACTCTCTAATTGACAAGTGTCAAACCAAGGTCAATGCTCTCTTCATAGTTACCCCTTTAAACCAAACAGGTAACGTGATCGACATTATGGACTCGATGTGCATAAACGCCGTCACGGCAATGGCGGGTCCATGCTCGCTCGTCCTAACTCATATAGAGAACGAATACTACTTTTACCGAGGTATCAACTGGCCAAGATTTATAGAAAACGCGTCCTACGGGGATAAAGTCACAGAAAACATGAAAAATTTGAACATAGACACCTCCTCATATCCATGGCCATTCGTAGCAAACATGGATGAGATATATTTCAAGAATGACAAGATCGCTGTTGCAGACGTAGAACAAATTAACTTTGTCGAGGCAGAACTACCTGCCGTCAAGGACGTCGTGTGCCAACTACAGATCATCATGTCTCCAGAGAAACTACAGAAAATCCAGACAGCTATCATTGGAATTATAATTAAAAATGAAAATGATCTCCGTCAGAGCCCACAGGTGAAGCAAATGATCAAAGAAAAACGCTTCAGCGAGATTAAGAAATATATCAATGATGTATCATTTAAATTCAAGACATGCTACAAGGACATCGTGTCGCTACTCCAGAACACTATCTCACTACAGAAATCCTCAAGTAAGAAATATGACTTGAATAGGCTCATGAGGAAAGAAGTCATCTCAGCGAACGTGAAAGAGGCGGAGTCTCAAAGCATGGGCGAAATGATAGACAATCTATGTACGACGATGGGAACTATCTCATGTCTCATTAACAACACACTCATGCGCGACCTCCTAAAGCACCTTAGGGATGGCCCTCTGGTTGATTGGTTGAAAAAACAAGATACAAAGTACCTAACCAACGTCACAAACATATGTCCACGAATGACCATACTCGACGGGACAACGACAAGTGCGCTGCTGGAAAACGACAAGAATAACTCATTCGTTTGTCCACAAATGTCCATCACTAATATTTATGAGAGGGATGATCATCCTTTTGTTGGATCACCGTATGGAATGCCCGAGTACGCTTCCATCATGTTCTTACCCCTGCACGACAAGACGTATGAAGACCCCTACGCTGTGTCGTGGCCTAATGAGGCGAACGATAAAAAGGTCGCGTTGCTGAGGATCAAAATGAGAAGTATAGTCGCAGAGGCGATGGGAAATGAGGAGGCCTTCCGTACATCCAAGGAGGTCAACTACACAATCATTTACCTCTATTTCTGCATACTTGAAAAATTGACAGAGAATGTCACCCCCAGCAACGACGAGGACAGCATGGTGCGTAACATTTCAAGGGCTATAATTAGCTCTATCCTGTGCGCGGCTTCCAGCGGGCAGTCACCGCTACCTCTGTATCAAATCGCGTCATACAATACATCAATCGTAATACCAGATTGTTCAGTCTGGTGGATGTACTTCAAGCTCAGGACCCTATGGAAATATACGGGATGGGACCAAACAATCATTGATAGGAAATTCAAACATTTCATAGTCAAGTCGATTAGGAAGCATGTAGTAGACTCAGTCACCAATAATCTAAGACGTACCAACAAGCAGTACGAGACTATTAAGAAATATGACAGATGGGCTAAGAAGAACATTGAACTGGAATGGTTGAGAACAGCTATCCCATCCATCAGAAATAATAAGATGCCTTCACCGTATGAAAACGAGGTGACTACGCGTGGAGGGGCTATCATCAACAGGTATCTCAAAGACTATAACTATGAGCACGTAATCGACGTGTGCGACGACATAGAACTCAACGACTGGAAAATCATTGCACCAGAACAAGCAGAACTGGAATGGCTGAGAACAGTTATCCCATCCATCAGAAATAATGAGATGCCTTCACCATGTGAAAACGAGGTGACTACACCTGAAGGGGTTATCATCAACAAGTACCTCAAAAACTACAAATACGTAATCAGCGTGTGCGACAACATAGAACGCAAGAGGTCACATGATAACTGGAAAATCGCTATACCAAAACATGAAAAGGAGCATGAATTCATAGATAAACGAATCAATATCAGGAACCTCCCAGAAATGGATCAGTTCACATATACGTTACCCGTATTTAAGAAAGTGGTACGTGTCCTTTATGACCATCATATGAATATTGAAGAATCAGAGGAAATGGCTATACAGCTATTGTATGAAGAAGAACGTGAAAATTAAATAGGTTAATAATTGAGACAATAATCCAAAATTCATCACCTCTAGAGGTGATGAATGAGTTAGGAAATTGAAAACATTGATAAAAAATGAAAGAATGTAAATATTACGACACCCTAGTGTTATCTGGAAACTCAACGAATGCCGTAGTGACACTAGGAGCTCTTCAATATCTCATTGATAACGATCACGTCAAGTATGTCAAGAATTACATAGGAACATCGTCAGGAGCCATACTATCACTTTTACTACTCATTGGCTACCAACCCATTGAAATCCTCGCGTATCTCTGCAGCGAGGAAATATACAAGAAGATGGTATTTAACATTTCAAACATGTTACTCATGGGTAAACCTATAATGAGCTTTGAACCAATTAAGAATTCCCTGGAGCAGTTGATCAACGCAAAGTGTGGGTTTATGCCAACTATGAAGTCTGTGGAACGATTGGCATACAAAGAAGGAGGTTCTAAAAAGAGGATTGTTTTCACTACGTACAATCTAACTGACGACTGTCGTGAATACATAACTTCTGACACGCACCCGGATCTACCAGTCATTCATGGTATACGTATGAGCACCAACTTTCCTCTCGTCTTTGAACCGTACATGTATGAAGGTAAAGCGTATTTGGATGGTGGTCTCGTTGACAATTTCCCTGTGGAGTACGGAGAGTGTGTTGGGAATATGTGTCTGGGGGTGATGACGAACAATCCCCAGCGCAAGTATAATGAAAACGATTTTGGAAATATTGAGTTAGTATGGAAGGTCTTTCAGATATTCATTACTAATGTAACCAAAGATAAAATAGACAGGACCAAATGTGACATTGTCAGGTTAGATTACAAGTCCAATTTCTTCAACTTTGAGAGTAGCGACAAAGAACTGATTGATATGTTTGATAAGGGTTACGAGCTATGTAAGGGAAACAACCTCTGGAATAAAGATTTGAACGGAAATATCTCGTAAATGCATGTTATTAGGATGAATTTACTCAAACGTTTGAGTAAATTGTAACCTTGTGTAGTTATCACCATCAACTAAATGCAAACGACAATCGCGTTCACACTCACTAATATCATTCAATTTGGGATTGTAATGAAGGTGATTACACCCCCGGCTATGTGCTACTCGGCTTGTATGGCCTCCGCGCTGACCGGCTCAACGATCCTCCCGTGTTTTATAATGATGGATCACATACTATACTCGAATATTACTACATTATACAAGGCCATCGTTGTATTAATGACGACGTGCATCCCGTTCATATGTTCACTAGGTGCACGGGTTGTGCTTCATTACTGTTTTGATGAAAACTGGTACATATGGCTCGTTCAAGGATCGACCGTACCCATCATGTTCTGGACTACGTACAAAATGTTATTCACGCGACGTTAATTAGTTGCGTTTCACATTCCTTCTGATATTTCATTACTGAAGAGTAATGAAACAATTTTTAACCTATCAAAGATATGACTATGTTAAAATGAGCAGACAACAAATATATTGCGGTAATAACTTGTACGAGTTAGGCAACAGGCGTATAGGAACACCCTATGAATGCCTCAAGAAGGGCGTGGGTAAGGGGCTTCATTCAGATTTGACAGGTTTCAATCCCAATTACCAGGCCATCATAGCTGACAGCACGTACTGTGGGACGGGCACACCTCCTCAGGGTAAGCAGATGGGTACACCCACGTCATGTCTGAGAAAGGGTGTCGGAATAGGCAAGAAGCTTCAACATGACAGAGGTGGTCAGCAGCCTCTGCCAAGTGGACAGACGCCGATGCTCGTTGTGCCAGGGCCAGGAGGGTGGCAATCATTCCTCATGAGGTGGTGGCCGGTTATAGTGGCGCTGTTGGTGGGAGTCATAGCCGCCATCTTCAGAGCAACATATGCTACCATCCTGCTGACGATGATTGCGGTGCTCGTAGCGGGTTGGTTCGTGCAGTCGGTGATGGTTCGGTAATGGAAAAATTCAGAGATTTGAATCTTATGTATTACCACATATAGGTAGAGATAAGAAGCAATGAACATGCTATTTACTAAGAATCAAAATAGCACGATCAGTGCAATTAAAGATGGAAAAAACGTTATGATCACAGGCCCTGGAGGTACTGGTAAGACGACCATTATCAATCATCTTTTAAAAATCAAGGACCAATTAATGCACGTTAACCGCGACTTGGGAATCACAGCCATGACCGGAGCTGCAGCGGTCCTGATAGGAGGCACAACCCTACACTCATATTTGGCTGTAGGTATGGGTAGGGAATCAGAAGATGCGATTGTGGACAAGATTAATTGTCGCGCTATGCTGAAAAATAAGTGGCAGAATATTAACATCCTAGTAGTAGATGAGGTGAGCATGTTACCCGCTGACCTATTTGATAAACTCAACAGGGTTGCTAAGCGAATCCGCGATTGCAACAAGCCCTTTGGAGGTATACAACTCGTCTTTGCTGGTGATTTCCTACAATTACCATGTATCAAAGGCGACTTTTGTTTTCAAAGCGATGCATGGAATGAATGTAAATTTGAAATATTCCACCTCACAGAGATCATGAGGCAGAGTGATGAAAAGTTTCAAACATGCCTCAATAGAGCCCGGTTTGGACAGATGACGGACGAGGACATTGAATACATTACACAAAATGATCTGAAAAACAATTCTAATCATTGTATTAAACCTACCAGAATTCTATGTCAGAACGATGACGTCGACGCAATCAATAGTAATAAATTGCAAGAACTGCCCGCGATAGAGATTTACAAGTACAAGTACCGCGTCGAATGTGACAAGAAAAACTATCAACCCAGATTACATAGTTACCGGTTCACAGATATCACAAAGATATGTAACGCTCAACCAACACTCTTCCTATCAGTAGGAGCTCAAGTAATGCTACTAATTAACTTGGACGTAAAGAGAGGGCTTGTCAACGGGAGTAGGGGTATCGTAACACGTTTCATCGAGTATAAAATGATAAACAGTAAAGGAAAAGATAAGATGAAATACACACCTGTGGTCAAATTTGATATAGATGGAAATGGTACAGAGATTGTCATTAACGAGCACTCGTATGATGTGAAAGATGGTAATTGTTTGATTGGTACCATTTCCCAAATCCCTCTCAAGTTGGCATACGCAATCACGGTGCATAAGAGTCAAGGGTTAACCCTTGACTCGGCAATCATTAATCTGAAAGGAGTGTTTGAATACGGGCAGGCATACGTCGCGTTATCAAGAGTGAAAGGTGTTAAAAATCTTTTCCTTAAGAACATTACCAAAGACTCGTTTAGGGCTCATCCCAAGGCATTAGAATTCTACAGACAGTTAACTGTTCAAAAAATGTAATTGAAATAACAAATTGGCTAGAATTACTAAGCAATTGAATTTAAGTTAAAGGATATAATGGTATAATTAAATAAAATGAGCTCAGGATCAAGCACAAATGATAAGACTCAGATTTATGGTATGAATATCGTTGATAATGGCCCCAAATATGGCAGCTACGTGAGTAGAGAAGCCGATGGGTCATTCCCTTATGACGAAAAGCTTAAGAAAGAGCAGCCTGGAAAGTGGGATAAGATGATCGATGAACGCATATCATACCTGCGCGTTGATATAGCATACAAGACCCCAAAGAGATGGGCAGTTGGTAGGAGCAAACCAATTAAGAAACATACGTAGGTCTTTTATTATGTTCATGAAATTAAAATGGTTGTTGAGAATGTAGCCAAGTTTGTATTTGGTTTTGTGATAGGAATGATAATTGAATGGGTAATTATCTACGTTTATAATCAGGTAGATCCGCGTGAAGAGAGCAACGTCAAACTAATAACTCTGGTAGTAATACAACTATTCATCTTATTCGCCCTAATGGAAAAGTTTTCCATTATCGATGATGTTTATTCTCGCGTGGGTATACTATCGTCTCAAGTGTTTGTATTCAACTACGCGCTTAAGAGACTGTATCCTTTCAAAAACTACATGAAACACTTCTAATTAATAATTTTTATAGGCTCAATTACCCCTAGGGGTAATTGACAGTTCAATGTTATAAAGGGTTAACAAAAACCACTACAATTTCAAAATATGGGAGAATTACTGATAGAACGTATTCCTCTTGAAGATCATGAAAGAATACTACCTCCGAAGAAATTCCAGAGGATGCCAACTCTGTACCTCGAGCTTCTGGAGAACAAGACCAAAGTGCGTAGAGATTTGCTCAATGAGTTTTACATCCCGCCACCTTTGGAAAAAATGAAAGAGACACCTAATGACGTTCATGAAACGTTAGAACAAATTAAAAAAGATTCCACATCCGACCCAGAGATACAATTGGAAGAGCCAATTAATCACTTGGCTGAACGTGAGCATCTGGGAGAGCATGAGCATCTGGAAGAACATCTGGGAGAGCATGAACATCATGGAGAGCGTGAACATCTGGGAGAACATCTGGAAGAACACGAGCATCTGGGAGAGCGTGAGCATCTGAGAGAACATCATGGAAAGCGTGAGCAATCTAATTCATTAGAAGACCGACTCAATTCACTCCTTGGTGAGGATAAAGAGGATGATCCCATTTCGATGTCCCAATCTCAACCTCCCACTCTTAAAGAACTAATAGAAAATAAAAAGGTAAAGATTAACAAATCGTACAATTACGTGGATGACGAGAAGACACAGAAGGATCGAAACGCCATCTACTTTAGATACGAGGTTTTAAGAAGAATGCATCCTAATGCCAACATTCCCGAGTTCACGTTATACTCTGACCCCAAGCTCATGTCGCAAAAATATGAAATGTTAACGAAAAAGCTATCGTTGGACTCATCTGTTGAAAATTGGAAACGATACATGATTGTCTTTGTAATGGGTTGCGAGGTAGTTCTGGGTAAGATCAATTTCGACATGGAGGGTTTTGCTCAGCAACAGATAATGTCAATGAACACGTACGATCAGCTGCTCGTCGAAATGGCAGAGAAGAGCTACATGCCGACAGGAAGCAAATGGTCGCCAGAGATCAGGCTCTGCATGATGTTGACGATGAACGTAGTCTTATTCATTGTGAGCAAAATGATCTTTAAAAAGACGGGCACCAACCTACTTGGTAGTATCAACACCATGACAAACGCAACGGAGCGTAACATGAAAGAACCATCAACCAATGTTTGAATAAGATTACAATTCATAATCATGCGAAAAGTAGGTGTACCTTAAAAGGTATCTTAAGTGAGTAAAATATGCAGATAAATGGTAAGAAAATCAAGGTATACTTATCCGATACAGTTGATACTATCAAAGATAGGATAGCGATATCAATGAACACGTTACCTCAGTACCTCGTGTTTGACCCTGAACTAGAAAACACATCACAGACAGGTAACATAGTTGTCGTCAACGTCCTCGCATCTATCATTAATTCAAAAGATACTGTGTTTCCAGAAGACAAGATCAACTTTGACAAAATCAGCAGAGAGGATGCGGAGCGACTATTCATCGTTACTCATGACATTACAAATAGTAACAAGTCCGCCGAGGATATTAAAATGTTCCTGACTTATACCATTTCAGGACTCACTACGTTGAATGCCATAACAATATTGAACGACAGACAGACAATCATGAATAAGATGAAGGATAATCTAGACAGACTCAAAAAGAAGGTAGATGCAACTACTCTAGCGTTTGAGGAATTTGACAATATTCCTTCAATTAATACGGCAGAGTATGAGGTTTCTACCGTCCAGTTTAGTATTCGTCTTGCGATTCAAGGTTCAATCAATGTGCCTGAACTTTACAACTCACTCACAGTTACCAAAATGGCTCCGTACGCGGTGACAGGTTCCGCGGATACAAATGGACCTTTCTACAAGATCTTTCATGACTTTTCACCAAATCCCGACTGGCTTGAATTAGAAACCCCGAACGTAATATTGGTTAAAGTGAATGGAGAGACGACGGCAGATCTGAGGCAACTCAAGAACAAGTACAAAAAGTATGCAGACACTGCGTTCACAGTTGTCACCAACAGCAGCGGACAGTGCGAGGTAGTTGCCACTCTGAACATGAGCGTTGGTTATCGTAACGTATCACGTGACGTTTTCATAGACAGGGCTCTGCAGATCTTCCCAACATTAAATAGAACCATGATTACTCACATGAATGAGCTCTCCACGGGGGGTTTCATCACTTATCCAAATCAAACCATCCTCATACCTATCTGGGCAGAAATGTGCTTAAACAATCCATTCTTCAACAAGATTGTAGCGCTCAATGAGTCAATCAGGGCGTCCAAGACCAAGCTCAACGCCTACATGTACGTCATCAATACATCAGATATTCTGAGTGTTACGATGAAGGAGACGGAAAAACCCAACATGTACGGGATGGAGGATGAGGGTAGTAATTTCATTAGAGTCAGGGTCAAGGTAAAAACAATTGAAGAATCACTCAGGTATCAAAAGATTTTGGGAAGACTATTTAATCTTTACAACAACGAGAGGGACCTCATACTAGCCGAATACAGAAAGTATTTAGGATCCAAATTCCTCAGGGATGAACAAACCAAACTAATTAAAAGACCTAGAAAACTGGAAAAACTCGAACTGAGAGCCATCGCTCCAGATATCTTTCTACCCACTTATTCTAGAAAGTGTCTTAAACGCCCAACCATTATAAACAAGGAGCGAGCAAATCAATATAGACGAAACAGAAAGAAACAGGTTATCGAGTTCCCTGTGTATGGAGAGAGCATTAAGCGTTACTACATGTGTGATCACGATACGCACCCTTATCCGGGTCTGAGAGAAAACACTCTCGATAACAAAATCAAGTTTCCCTACATTCCATGCTGTTACACTAAAGATCAGAACAGGGTAGGTACCAAATTCAGACACTACTATCAACAGGAAACGCTGAATATAAAGAATAGTGCCGTGCAGGACATTTTCATTTCAGGCAAGACACTCCGACCTGGCCTGCCGGGCACGCTTCCTTCTAACATTAAAAAACTTTTCTCAATTATTGAACCTAATCCTCAGTTCCAGTTTATCAGAGTAGGATCCAATTTGACCAAGAGCTCATTCCTCGAATGTGTCATGTTAGCCCTAAACATCAAAAACATTCAATTCCTCCAAGTAGAGGACCGTATACCTGTAGTGCAGAAAATGAGGAAGGAGATAACCACTGAGATTAACGCAATGGCAGCAAAACAGGAGTTTTACGATGAACCCGTAGACGTTATAATGGATAAGATGAGCAATTCCAACCTCAATGCTCTAGAGTTTGGACATGTCCTTGAATTAGTATTCAATTGTAACATTTTTGTGTTATCTGCCAGCGACAAGGACCCCGATGGTACGATACACATTCCCCGACACGCTCAGGCCTACTACAAGATGAAGCCTACGCGCGCCACTGTATTCGTTTATCAGCATGACATCAATACGAACGACGTGGACTTTTCCCAAATCCAATGTGAGCTGATTACAAGGACCAAAACCCCTGACATGAAAATTCTCGACAACATGGACACGTCATTTCCTCACTATGATCACGTTGTTGAAAAGATGTGGGCAATTTTCAGGAATCTCAACAGATCATTTAGTCACAACTCTATGCTACCTTCAATCTCAATTCCCAGACTCAATGTCAAATCTCAGGTTATCGACGTTTACGGTAAATGTAGAGTAGTTAACATAGACTTTAATGGCAACATGATTACCATGGTTTCTGAACCTTTACCTCCATACAACGCGGGAAACGCAACCCAAGTGTATAGAACATCTTTAGAAATATTAAAAGAATTTGCAAAGGTTACTAATGTTTTGTTTGTTCAGCAACGTGTCAGCGCCGGACGTGTGCGTGAAGTAATGGCGACAATGAGCAAGGGGAATTTGAAGGTTACATTCCTATGCGATGATACGAACAAGCTTGAGGGGGTGCTTATGAACTATGACCGTGAGGATTACAGTGAACTCCTCAACTTAGAAACTACTGTAGTTTCTCAATTCAATCATAACAAAAAGATTGCCAAGATCATTTACCAGTACGGCCTCTACTTCATGTCGCGATTCATGCACGCAAAGGGGTATACGACCAAACCTTTGAATGAGCAACAACTACTTGACTTTATCAATCAGCATATACTCATCAAACCCAACCATGTATTTACGAGCAGGAACATCTCCTCCAAATACTCGCTTGATTCACAGTTTGTTGATCAACAGAGTAAGGTAATCACTACGTCAAAGGAAATGCTTGTGCGATTGATTTACAGCCTTAGGTTGTATCAAAACACTCATTTTGATGAACTGATTGCGTACAAGGATAGGTTGTATATTGGGGACTTTTACGACGAAATATCCGACTTTGACCACTCCCCTTCTCAATTCTTGTTGGACACTCCCAGTGCTGTGATTGGGTTGATAGAAAACTACAAAACAAACAACATAGTCATTAAGAACGTGAGGGTGAATTATTCACATCCGTATTTTATATACAACCCATCGATTGCTGATCAGATTTACCTTGCTCAGAACGTGTTGCCTGTGTATGGAGAGGGGGAAAATATGATTGTTGTGAAATCGGGACTACATGTGGCTAGTGAATTGGTTAAGTTTTGGGATAGGTATGGGTACAACGGGTACATGGGTGATGTAGAGGATGTGGGTGGAGATAAACCTGTAGATGTGTATTCGTATGTCAACGTTGACGAAGTAACAAATCTTACAAATCATTCAGATGCGCTACCTGGGATGGTGCTGGGTTATCTGGTTAACGGTGAAGCGTTATACACCGCGTTGATGCCATTGTGATTTCGGGAATTATATATTAGTTGTAATAAAATGAAAAGGTGGTTAATCATTCTTACAATTGTATTTACGTTAGTTGGTATTGTCATTGTCTACTTTGACTGGGATAGAACCATTCGTCTGAGTATGTCATCAATAAATGACCTCATAGACGTGTACAGCATGAAACCGAAGAGCGAGACCAGACGTGTGGTCGCCGTTATAGACTGTGATGATGGTGTGAATAATGGCAACGTGTGCAACAAGACGCTCAAATCTATCCTTGATCAGTCTATGCGCCTTCACGACATCGCGGTGCAGACAAACACTCCCAGAAAGATAGACCAAGGCCTCTTGAAGGTTGTATCGCTCCACAGACCAGGCACTGAACTAGTGCGTGAAATGGAACGTGATACAATCATTCTTAAATTAAAGAATGGGGTTGAATATCCATTTGATTATGTAGAAAACCAGCTCGAAATAAGAGAATAAATGTAGATGCAGCCTTTCCTATTCATTACTTCATGAAGTAATGAATCTACTCATTCTAGAAGGTTGGTGTAAACTTCCAGCCAAGTCTATTAAAAAGATTCTTACATATGTTATCATGGAACTTTTTCCTGTCGATTGTCTTTAAAACGGTAAAGTTTTCAATCTTGCATGGGTGTCCATGGCGTTTGAGCAATTGAAAGAGGAGATATTGGACATTCATAAAATTCTTCCTATCCAGTTCCTCTTCTTTATCCTTACCGTGTATATTGTCATAAAAAGATACAAGCTCTTTGAAATCATCAATAAGCCGGTCTTCGAGGTAGCCAATATCATCGACTCTGTTGCTTGTCAACGTAAAATATATTAGGTTTACATTTTCATAGTGTTTGGTATACCTCTTTTCTCTGAGAAACATCATTATTTGGTTACGTGTAATCTTTGAATACTTGATGTGTTTGGGTAGTGATGAGTCTACCGGATCGGTGACGAGTAACTTATAATCTTTGAACATTGAATCTAAATATTCATATATCTTCTCTGGAATTTTACAATTCTGTTTGCCTTGGTATTGTTTGATACAGTCTTGAAAGTGGAGAATTCTGTTGTAAATAAATTTACCTACTACGTTGACGCGGGTGTAGTCTTTGTGAGTGATACCCGTCTCGATTGCATACTGTTGGGTAGAGCAATTGAGGCAGGTCTTCCTATTAAACTCATCTATCTCAAATTTATTCTCATCTACGTTCTCACATGATGGACAGTAAGAGTTCAGGTTAATGTAGTCTACCTTCTCGGGATTGGGTGGTATATCAATATCCCATTCTTTTGTTTTAGCCATATGTCTTACGATATCAAGAAAAGCTATAATTAGCTCATTCTTCCTTCTTAGTATAGGTAGATTGTCTTCTTTCACGTGTGATATGGGTTTCTTGAGTATGTTGGTATATTCAATGATCAGCGCATGAGTGCGCATAAAGAAAAGCGCGCGAAACGTCTTTTTTTCGTTCACGACTGATTTTTTCAACGCCTGCAGTTCTTCATATACACCAAGGTCTAAATGATACGAGTCGTCGAGTAGTAAGCTATCCAGGAGTTGTATTTTCTCCTCGTTGATTATATCCTCCTTTTCTATTTTTTTTAGGACGGCTGAGTTGAGGGCCAAAATATTTATTGACATCTTTTCATAACCCCGTGTCGCTTTTTATCTCATTACAAAATCTATACTACGTCACTGGTTTCAGTCCTAGAACTATATTCAATCCAGTCATTGTATTCTGCTAATGTATATTATTTACTTATCATTCAAGGTTCTGAAGCAGGGCTTCTAACGTGGGACGTATTTGCTCATTTAGTTCATTATCTTCCCATGACTTGCGTTCTGTGAATTCGAAAGCTTTGACCTTGATACAATTGTCGGGTTGGGTCGAGTACACTTCGGGATGATCATCTATGATGTAAGTCCTATTCATGTCAAATCTTGCAAGTGCAAACTCATCCTTTAGAATATCGAGCGCCTTCTGAGAGCCACGGATGCGTTTTGATTTCTTACAATGGTATGAAAATAGAATGTAGTCGAGCTTACGCTCTGGGTGATCTTTCAGTATGAACTCGTGGATAATAAACAGAGCATATGATTTGGAGGCCGCTGTCCAAATACTAACATTAAAGTTTTCAAATAAGAAATCTAGGAATTCCTGGAGACCAGGTCGTTCGAAAACCTTGTAAATGTTTTCCATGTTTTCCCATCTGAATTGTTTCATTCGTGGTTTAAAAATGGGTTTTTCCTCTTCTTTGGATATTGAGCATATGAGTGTATTGTCCAAATCAAGGAGGATGTTGATATGTTTGGGCGCGTTGAATCCTTTGGGGTACGATGTTACTTCGTGCATCTTTTTCTAAGATGTAGATAAGATCCATAGACCATCAGAAGATTTTCAGATATCAATAAAAAGATGATAACAAGATTCCTTATAGCTTCTCTCCTTGTAATACTATTGATTAGCGGGTTATACAAGGTTTCATGTGAAAAGGAGAAAAAGAATAAATTAGAAATGCTTGGTGCAACTCGTGAAGAGTTAGGTAATAGCGAGCAGGCTGTGATTGAGTGTAAACTAGCCGTTAGGAAGATTGAAGATGAGATAGCATCTCTCAGGGATAAGATTGTTGAAAAAAAACTTATCGAGTTAAGAGAGTGTAAGGCTGTGTTTGATAGTAAGATTAATGCATACAAACTTACTCACACTGCTGCTACCGGCACTACCCCTTCGAATAGCCAAATTGAAGCAATGAAGAGACGATTAGGAATTACCATTTAATAACATTACATTTATAACCTGAAAGGTTATAAATAATACCTACTTGATCACTTGTATAAAATTATCTTGATAGTGACACCCTTCTTCATGCTACCCCAATTACCAGAACGACTCATTTCTACAAATGTAAATTGATCTTGTTCATTCAGAGCCAACACGTGTATTTCCTTCACGTTAACATTATTTTTGAGGGTGTTGACAATGTTATTCTTTACCTCATCAGATGTCATTATGTTAAAAGGTTTGACGATAGGACACGAGTTACCTTTGCATTCAACCTTCTTAGGTAGACAATTGTAGAACTCCATAGCCTTGCTAAGCTGGGTACTCATACCATGGTAGGGGATAATTAATACTTTCATTTTTCTCTTCCTATCATACACATAACTCTCTAATTTTTTCTATTCATTCTTTACTTTCACATCTATTCGTAGTAAATCACCTTTCTTTGTATGAACGATAAGAGCCTTTTCGAGCCCCAACATCTCAGGTCCCAGCTCCTCGTGTTCATACATGAGGAAAGGTCTGGCCTCATCTGTGTAACATTCGTTGTATCCCTCGTCCACGACGGTTTCAATCTCATCCTCGCGCTTCTTCACAATCAGTTTGACCTTCTCACCCATAATGTAGTGAACCAACAGAAACTTGTCATTACCAAGGGGTGTTGCGGTCTGATGCCACCACTGCTTCAGTTTAGTGACCCTCTCTCTGTACACCGCCCTGATCAACGCTTTGATGAAAAATATAACACATATGATGGTTGCCTGCCAGCTCTGTGTGATTGCATTTAGGGCCATGAACGCATCAACATGATCTTTCAAAAGAGGCCAGTACACATCTTTCACGGCAAACAAATTAATCAACGTGAATAGGTAAAATAACACAGATATGAACATTTTTCTATATATGACGGTGTTAATAAGTCCGTTACATTAATTCAATTGGAGGTGCAGACGGTACCACAGGATACAATCTCTCATAGATTGGATAGGTTTGAGGCTGTTCAAACACAGACCGTTCCTTTATTTCAATTAGGGGCGGTCTTAATCCCCTAAGAGACCTTCTGACAGTGGCTGTTTGTACTATGTCGGGTCTGCGCAGTTGGTTCTCCATAGCTGCTCCCGACATACTATCCATGCGCCTATGTCTTTGAAAAAATGCTAACGTATCGACAGATGTTGGAACAGTTTGTGTTACATTTACTGTTCCAAACGACGTGTTTATAGTGGAACTGCTTGGAACGGTGACTCTCTTACTGTCTATTGGCAACCTGTCATGAATTAACGCGATGATCTCGGCATCACTCGTACGCTCATGGACCAAATCAGAGAATGTTGAGCCACCATAGAAGGTTTTAAACCAATTGATTTTCCCTCTCGCAACTATCTCTTTCACGAGCTTCTTATTGTCCAGGTTTTCGGCGAGTAGCTGTGTAAAGTCATAGTACTTGTAAATTAGGTCTACGATCCATTTGTATTTATCTATCGCTCTTTTATCGGTTGTGAGGAAAGTAAACATGTTTTTCATGTTAATGTTGTACTCGTGTAAATTCTTGAGGATACTTATGACTTCTTCCTCTGACGCGCACGTGAAAAGTGCTTCCTCATCGTTATTGAAGATGGGATGTTCGCACAAGGGACACTGAGGTTTGTACATACTCTTTATGCAACTAGCGTGGAAAACGTGCTTACAAAGAAGCTTGCGGCCAGGGCCCTTGCGATTGACCCCGTAGCGTAGATCAACGAGCTTAATCTTACTCAAACAAATAGCACAGGTTGGTTGTAACTTCATTTTTATAATAAATAAAAGTAAATTTATATCATTATTGAGCCGTCAGACCATGTTTGATAAATCTATACGAGTTAACTATTCAAATGGCTAATAGAAAATGAATTTGGAAAATATAATCATGTGTACCATATGTATAGCGTCCATCGCCGTATTGGGTTACTTCATGTACATGAAGGTTTCTGCTCAGAACCAGGAGATGAACAAACTGTCCAAACGATTCGAGGCAATTGAAATGTTGTTTGCAAGACCCCCTCCCCCAGACGACCTCCACGACATGTACGGAACCAAGTACCAACACTCATCTGATCATAAAACACCCATCCTTTCCCAAAAATCACCCTGTGAGTCTGCCATGTGTGACCTTGAACCGCTTCGAATAGATGTTAATGAAGATGAATTGGAAAATATAGTGAATGCCGAACTGAGTAAGGTAATAGAGAAAGAGGCTGCAACATCGCCAAAGAGGAAGCAGATATCAAAAAATAGCGACGAGTAAAACACTACTAAATCTCTAGAGAAAAACAAGTTAAATAATTATATATTTAAAGGAGTCTAAAGATCATTCCATTTGAGTAAAATATGCTGTTATATTCTAAATTGTATGATTTACTTACATGTCGGAATAAAATTGGAAGTAAGCCAGCACTCAGGTGCAAGGTAATGGAAATATACGGTCGCAACGACAAGCTGCGATACGTTTACTTTAATACCGAGAACAATATCCCATGTCTGCTTTACATACCCTCAAAACATGAAGTTAAAATGGATATAAAAAAGTTTCTAAACTTATCAAGATGGAGAGATAATGATGTCAATTTTGAAGCTGTGTTGGCAGCTGACCCAGATTTGTCTATCGTTAAAGAAGTACGAGCCACATCATCACCTCAAGGTTTCATACATCTCATTAAACAACTGGAACCATCCCTCAAATCAATCCCTTACAAAATAGGCATCATCTCTGAAGAGTATCTGCTAGTGTTACATGGAAGTGGAGATGTTGATGTTTTCTATACCAATGGGCCAAAGGAGACCAAATTACTAGTAGTTTTGGATATTGAGACACTACTATTTAATAATGTTATTCCAGAATTGGAACGAGTACACAAGAACGTTGTCAAACTTATTAACGATTCGATTAATAGTTACTGGGACTCACTTTTAGAACTCCTCAACAAGTGCCATCAGATGAAAATAATAAGTAAGGGTAAGCAGAAACTAAATGGTCTCAGTCTTATCGACCAAAGTATGAAGGTAAGCATGACGCACAAGGCTATCAAACTAGCGCTAGAATGCTGTTTTGAAGAGGAGATTAAAGAGTGATTTTAGGGTTAAAGACAACCATGGTATAAGTAACCATGTCGTTTTTGAATGCACCTTCGAATGTATTGACACCTCCCACAACACCTGACGAATGTTCTACATTTCCACAATTTCCATCCGATACACCTGGTAAAAGCGTCATAATAGATCTCACGTTGGTTACTTTTGACGCGTACCCGCAGATCGAGTTCAGAGGTCGTAAAACTGAAGAAGGGATTTTGGTCAAGGCGGCTGATCTTATGTCCGCGTTTGAACTGAGCGCGGATTACTTGAGGACAATAAAAAGGTATCTAGCTATATACTCATTAAAGGATCTTTACAGTCAGGACTTTAATAGCATCACAGGAGTCACTGATGATGGTGAGCAATTTTCAGAATACGCCCAGTCTCATGAGCTGTTTATAAAATACAAAGGTATAGAGATACTATCTTATAACGTACCCATCCTGAATACGTTTAAACAATGGTTGGATAGCGTGATGGAATTTGACCTATATTGTTATGAGCAAGTACCATATGATGAACTTAAATGGTAATCATGTTTTTTATAACCACTAGTGGTTATAAAATTATCTAAACTACTTGTCTTTCTTGATCTCGAGCTTTTGTTCATTGACTACATTACGAGTCTTGTTGAGAAGTTGTACGATGAAGTTCTCATCATCAATTCCTTTTGAATAGAGTAAATCACGTACACGTTGCTGATGGTCTTTGTTAGAGAGATTTATTTTCTTCTCATGATTTGCCAATGAGATGTACGTGTTTGAGTCGACTCTGATGCCCTGTTCGTTTCGCTCATTGAGGTAGGTTTGGATCTCTTTTACTAATTCCACTTCCTCCTTTCTTAGTCCGTTGATCACCGTTTGATATTCCTTGAGCTTGGTCTTGATCTGAATTAACGCGTTGATTGTCGTTTCTATCGTCATCTTTTGAATACTCTTTTGAATACTCTTGTAGAGACTTTAAGCCATAAGTTTCGATGAAGATCTGTCTTTCATCTTCTTCAAGCATATCGGGATTGAGACCGTCACGCAACATTAGCATCACTTGCGTAGACGCCTCCATTTTAACGGTGTGAGGATTAGGATCATTGGCCTTATCGTACATGCATTGGGCCATCTTCTGATAACGATACAGTTGATCTGGGTCCATGCGCTTGATCGTCTCTTCTATTGCAGAGTCGTTCCATATTGACTTGTCATTGATCTGGTCGATAATAATTTTACTCATTTTATTTATTAAAATACTACATAAATCATTCATCATGGGAATGTATGACAGAAATGTAACCCCGAAGGGTTAAATTTCAAAGAAAAGGGGTACATATATTTAGTTATCTGAATCACTATCGTTATTAATGACCTTCTTGTTAGAACATGTGACAGATGGTGAATCGGAATCGGAATCAGAATCGCACGCGATGGGTTTTTCACTGACCAACTTATTCTTCAAATGAGAGGATAAGCGGATGTCACGCTTAGGCTTTGACTCTATAACACTACTCAGGATTGCCTCTGAAAGCTTCAACTGAATGTATGGCTCCTTGGCTCCAATAAACACACTGTCGACCACAATCATTGCAATTACGCGACAGGTAATATTCTTATCGAGAAGCCTTACGACAGTGTCAGCTAGATCGAGGGGTTGATCATCGTTATCATAAAACTTAGTTTTCATGAAGTTATTACCCTCCACAACCTTAGCGTACATATAAACCGAGTCTATACCATTGTCCTGTTCTTTCCTTTTGACAATTTCCATACTCTCTACGTTAGAAGCCCACTTTTTGTCACGAGTCTTATTGAGTGCTGCGATCATTTCGCTTGTCATCAGTTCCTCCCTGACTTTACTCATAATATCTTCCAAAATCTTTATAGTTCCATCCTCAAGCTCAATATCGAGTAGTTGTTCATCCGACAGCTGCTCACCGTTAGCCTGCATTTCTCTCAACTTCCTGTCTCTCATGACAAACGACATTTTGGAGGGAGATGTTTCCTCGTAGCGCGAGATTCCATATGAGAATAGCTGAGTTGTCTGAATTTTAAGTTTGTCCAACTTTCCTTCGTATTTGTATTTAATGTTGGCCCAGACACCCTTTTGATTTGGGGTAGGTTTTTGGTTGGGTTTTTCGACTATAATATTTTTAACATCTAGTTTGTGAAATGAATCATCATTTTCAACAGAGATAATGTTTGAACTCATGATTGCTTTAATCTTTTCTATTAATCATTCTGTCTATAATTCAATTATTTTAAACCATTCAACAATCAAGTAGGTAAATTCCCTCAAAAAAGGGTTAGAGACCCAAATTGTGAGGAAAAATGGTTCTCAAAACGATTTCTATTAAGGAATTGAATATAAACTCAATCAGACCCAACTTGGAAAACCTTAATATGGGTGGCTCCAAAATAACCATCATAGGCAAGCCAGGTTCAGGCAAATCTGTTCTGATCAAACATCTGTTATACTCCAAGCAACACATTATCCCCACAGGGATCGTTATTTCCGGTTCCGAGGACAGCAACAGGTTCTACTCTAGTCTTTTCCCTGATCTATTCATCTTTGATAAATACAATAAAGAAGTGATTGAAAACTTCATCAAACGTCAGAAAATGGCCAGACAGCACCTAAGTAACCCGTGGGGTGTACTTGTGATGGATGACTGTATGGACGACGTCAAGATATTCAACGATCCACTCATGCAAGGGTTATTCAAGAACGGGAGGCATTGGAACATGTTAGCTATTTTCGCCAACCAGTATGTCTTTGATTTCAAACCCAGCATTAGAACAAACATAGATGGGATTTTCATTTTCAGGGACCCCAATCAAAGTAACCGTGAAAAGATTTACAAGAACTTTGCTAGCATCATCCCCTCGTACTCAATTTTCTGCCAACTAATGAACGAAATGACCACCGACTACACATGTATTTACATAAATAATCAGATCCAGAGTAATGAATGGACAGACGCTGTTTTCTACTTCAAAGCCGAGCAGGTACCCGACTTTAGTTTTGGATGCGACGACTACCTACATTTTGCAGAAAAACGTCAAGCATAAGTGCATAAAAAAAGTTGTAACCCCGGAGGGTTACAACTATCTAAAAAGTAAAAGGCGTGTAAGGCACGTGATTAGCTCATTGGTTAGACTTCGTCTTCATCTTCTTCCTCTACGCACGTCTTATCAAGCCAGTACTTGTCTTTCACAAGTGCACCCCAATGTTTGATAAAGTGTGTCCTGAAAGTAGTCCCGTTGAAGGGGGTGCGGTTGGGATACTCTTCCTTTAACCATTCCTTGAAACAACTGTACAGAGTAGCAGGGAAGAGCCTGGAATCCTTCTTTGAAAAGACGCATTGCTGCTCGAACTGCTTGTAAATGTCGTTCTCCTGTCTGTACATATCAGTAGCCACTTTGACCTTCTGTGGCTCGACGGGGTCCAACGATTTGATTGCGCGCCACCTCTGAATGAGATACCAGGCCAATGGTTGCGTCATATCGGGAATCTTATCATTAAAGTTCTTATCCATAGGGAACACCTTCGCCTTCATTTGTTCCTCAAAGTCATTAGGACACTCATCTTGTGGTAAAAAAGTGCTTTCGAATGGGATGACCCGGACCCTGTTCCAGGTAGCCCTATCAGCGTCTCTGATGGCCGGGAGTGTGTTGCAGATCATGTGTAGTTTAAACATGGGTTTAATCTCCTTCGTATCCTTACCCTTCTGGAACAAGTCGCGTGCCCAGTATGAATCGTTACCAGTCAAACCCTTGAGTGTACCGGCGTTGATTATCTCATCCGTATTTGGCTCATCCATAACCGCCCATCTCACACCGTCACCGGTGCGAGCCATCTCAGGACTGGCTGCCCCAATGTTGCTTTTCTTACCTGTGATGAGAGAGGTGCTGAATTTGACCGCCAGTTTACCCAGCATCTTTTCAAACAACGTTTGTGTAACTGTCTTACCATTGTCACCCTCGCCAGTCCAGAAGAGGATAACCTTGTTAAAATTACCACCCACAAAAACACGACACGCTTGGTTTAGAAAGTAGTCGCGGATTTCTGGGTCTGGGAAGACCTTTTGAAAAAATTTATCTACTTCTATCACATCGGGATGATCGATTGATCCGTAATCTTTGTATTCGATTGACATCGCGACAGATATGTAATCCTCAGGGGTACCGTCCCTGAAAATGTCGTTCTCAAAGTCAAATACTCCGTTCTGGAAAGCCACAAGATATGGATTTTTATTAAGCATGTTGTAAAATTGACTGTTGTAGAAAACTTCCTGTGACTCTACCATGACGTGGTTTTTGAAAGGAGCGGTCTTGCATTGTCTGATGAGAGAGTTCATCTTTTTAATTTGTGCTTCCAACGCCTTCCTCTCTGCGTTATTTTCTTCCAACTCTTCGATTGATTTATAAATTTCATTTTTATTTTTAGTGAGTTGCTTAATGATGATGCCGCTATCATCTGATATGCGCTTACGGAGGTCGATACCCCCAGCACTAGGCTTCCAAATATGATCTTCAAAATGATACCATTCCTTATGCGCGCTGCACACGAATTCATTACCATACTCACTGAACAGAATTTTGGCTATGTCGCTGTGGCATCCGTTTACAGAATTAGCGATGAGGTGATGGGTCTTGTTGTTAATCATCTTTTCATACTCTTCAGGATTGTCATGTTTGGCATAGTGCTTAAGCGTGCCAATAGTGTAGTTGTTGGGACGCATTTTTGACCAAAGCGACAGGCATTCACTCTCGTTGAATTTATCACTCTGATCTGAGAACTCTAGCCATAATGAGAAGCCATCGTCATCACCACCGCTAATCTGCCAAAGACAATATCCAAAGTTTAGCCAAGTGTGTCGGTCATCAGCGCGGGAAGATTTAATCATACTGAGAAGTGTCTGCGCCTCTTGGAGCATTTTCTCTACAGAGTCGTTAGCGTATTGCTTCCTTCTACTCTTCACCATCTCAAATATTTTTATGAGAGGGGTAGTGATGCTGGGTTTGGGATTGTAAAAGTACGTGTCTGCCCGGTCGTACAGGAAAATGGATAGGATACGAGGCAACATATTCTTCACATTATTTCTACAGTCCACGTCTTCTATCGTTTCACCTGGATACTTGTTGCAGACGTAATCAGACAGACCTTCCTCGAGCGTGACCTCCTTTACATCTTTGAGGAAACATTTGGTAGCTTTGTAGGGAGTAGATGTGCTGTGTTTCTTTGATCCATGGATGAGCCAGTGGACGTTTAATACGTTAGAATCTATAAAGTCTTTGGCTCCAATGTTCTCAAACAGACCGTTAATTTTTTCCTTCACTTTGGGAATAATGTACACCTCCTGCACCTTTTTGTCGAGGAACAGTTTAGGAAAGTGAAGATGAAAACCGTTTTTTATGTACTTTTCACCAGCAATTTCTGTTTCATATGGTTTCTTTTCAAGTAAAATACATGTGAAGGATGCGTTTTGTTTGTCCACGTCTACATTTGAAAAGTCTACAACCTCATTAATGGCTTGTTGGTACGCGTTCACTACTTCCTTGACCTGTTTGTCAGTGTAGAGGTGTGGGCGTAGCTCATCTTCTTTTAATAAAATAGACTTTTTTACTCTGAGATCGATATCAACAAGGATGGGTGTCTCTTTCCCTGGGTTTTCGGCAAGGTACACTGGATTATTTTGAGAAAGGGTGTTGCTATAGATGTGCCAAAATTCCTTCATTTTTGAACCAAAGGAGTATACACCCATAGGGGTACCCATTGACACGTGTGTATGAGTGGGATCATTGGGTGCCTTCATCTCCCTCAGGAATTCGTTGAGGGAAACGTTTGTTGTTATTTTGTTCTTACTATCAAACATCCTTTTAATATATTAGATTGTTAGTCGATAAATCTATTCAATTTTTTTAGGAATATGGTTTCATTACATTAACATGTAATGAACATAAAATAGCCTAGCTTGTTTCACATCTTGTCTTCTATTTCGAGGATGGCCTTGACCTTCTCTATCAGATCGACATGATCATCCGAGGAGATACCATTACTCTTGTGCGTCTTGACACCCATATCTCTGAGTTCACTGACCAAATTTATACCTCTGTTTTCAATGGGTTTTTTAAACACTTCTTCGTTAATAAGATTACCGTATGATTTAATCCTATTCAAATGCTTCGCGTAGTTCTTACGGAGACATCTTATAACGACGTACCCAGCATTCCTGAGATGAACAGGTATTAGCGGCGACGTTGCATCGTTGCACGATGGTAATCTGACGAGGTTAATCACTTCCTCACAATCAGACTGAGACACCACGACCCTCTTAGCAATCTCTTCCACTCGCTTACCTACTATTTCATCGACGAGGAATGTGAGATTATCTGTTTTCTGAGAGAGAACCCCGACCTGCTTAGCTGTTTTGTTAATTGTCATCTGGAGTGAATTGTCATCAATGGATTTGGTGAGCATGAGCATGTGTGCCACTCGGGCTAGCCTCACGAAGAAATCCCTGAAGAGCTTATTGCAAATAAGGCAGAGATCCTTCAGGCAGTAACCCTTTACCATATACATATTCTCATGATTGTCTTCTGTTGAAAACCTGTAGTCAGTTTCCCTGTGAAACATGGTAAGAACCTGTTGATACAATCGATTAAGAGTGAGATTGTTATCCTTAATGAGCCAAGCTTCAATGAACGGCTCATCAAGGAGGATCCATAATTCGTCAAAACCTGGATGCCAAAATAATTTTAGAAATAGAATGTCATGATCCTTGAACCTGAACACCTCTTGCATGTACTGGTCATTGAGATAACTGAGTTTACAAGGATTGTTAAGCAATTGACTTACGGTGAGATACATTTTATAATTATACACTGACTGTCTTTAGATTTCAGTTTCATGTTGAGAAAATGTTACCCCGTGGGGTAAAATTTTCAAAGCCCGATGGTTTGGGCAGTGGTCGAATTAGTTGTTTACTTTCTTCTCATGCAGCGATCTCTCGCTTTGCATTTTTATCAATCTTTTCATATTCTCCAATGAGCTGGTTGAGATCTGATGGCTTCTGTATCGCGAGGATGTCTGAAATCCTGTTTTTATCTGTTATTATTCTATTGCCATGTCTCACAGACTCATTGTAACGATTGTGAATCTCTTTCAACATCCTATCCTGTTTTGAAGTGATTGTACTGTCCGAGGGCTCAGTCTTATCGATATACCTTTTCTTGTACTTGTTGAAAAGATCCACTACAACCGTCGTCCAGATATAGTTGAGCAGGGGCTGAGGGTTGAAGTTATACAGGTGGCAAAAGTCTTCAAGCATATTACCAATCTGAGCAGTAGTCTGCTGATTGGTCCTATTTCTCAGATTGATGACGGTGTTCTGGCAGTTGAGCTCAAGGAACCTAAATCTGATGCTTGACACGTTTCCTCTCACGTTGAATAAATATTTGTACCTATCATTGAGGAATTTAAAGTGCTTATTTTCTTGAATGGCGATGAATCCCTGAATGTGATTAATATCTACCGAGTCAAGTGCGGAAAACATTTCCTGCACGTCTTTAAAGACGTGCTCTCGAGGTCTCGGAACTTTAAACCCATCCATGATCACATCCTCATTAAATGACAATTTGTTGTCTTTGTCAAACACTCCAATATTTAAGAAGCGGGGTGATCCTGTGAGACAAACGATGCGCTCCTCTTTACATGGCTCCAACAGGAACATGTACTTCTTGGATTTGTCCAGATTTTTATCATAAATCGCGTTGAGGTATTCCTTGGCATTCTTCTTTCTCTCCTCTAAGGATTCATCTTCATCTTCGAAATATTCATCGTCAGTGACACTCCTGATGTTTTCTCTGACCGTGTCGGCAAAATGGAGACCAAATGTGGTCGTTTTTGCCGCCCACTTACTATTGAAAGCATCCAGACGTCGGTTTGTGGAGGTGTACCACTTTCCTTCAATGTTGAACACTCGAAGCAAGGTACCTTCATGCGCCTCAGAAAACCTACACTTTTCAAACTCAAATCCAAAACCTTCATATTTGGATTTGGTGAGTTCAATCGAGTAGGGGTAGCTTTCAAGGAAAAGCGTGTCGCCATGAAAGACGTAGCTTTTCGCATTGGTGCTATGAGGGATGCAATTCTGGTTCCTATACTCAGAACAGTACAACTCTACTGAAGGGTTTTCCTTGTCAACATCTGGAATTTTCCTTAGATATTTAACATTTTCCTTTGTAATTTGATTGTTCATCATAATAACTTTATTAGACATAGTCATTTTGTCTATCACTTTATGCTCATAAATATGTTTCTTGGATATTCAACTCTTCTTTAACTGTTTGACCCACCCTTCGTGGTTATAATAAATGTTCACATATAACGTCATAATATTTTACAACAGAAGCGATCAATTTCAACTTTTCACGGTTTGTTTGTCCAGAAAGTGGTGTATCTTCTCCATTGATTAAATCATCTAAAGGGTAAGTAGCCGTGTCAGCCTTGATCAAAGTCTTAAAATACGTTAGTAGGCTATGAAAGAAGGCAATTTCCGTTGAAAAGAGTTCAGGGTTGTTCTTACTCCAGACGCGGAGATGTGAAGGTATATACAGTTCACATTTGTTACAGAATGCATGGGATGTTTTGAGGATAGTAGATTGCTTAGGTTTATACGTCTCAATGTAAGGCGTCAATGGTTCGAAGAAATCATCAAGGTTATCAGTCGTTAGTTTACACTTGAGACTTTTGATAACCTCGATGAGGTTGTCCACTGAGGTAACATATGTTGCCAGGAACGTAATGTACTCATTTAACGAGTACTCGTCCCTGAGATCACATTTGTCAGATGCCAAACGTATTAAGTACATAGTTTTGCTTTATTACATGTTTTTGCAAGTAAAATTCAACTTATTTTTTTCTCTTATAGGATCACATGTGGCCTAAAGGCAATATTCTTTCATAAAATGGTAACCATTTCATCATCTACAAAGTCAAATGACAAGCCCAGAAACAGGGTCATAATGATTGGCTTCTGCAGTGAACTTATCAAATCAATCCTTGACGATAAGAGCATCGCTAAACTAGTCATTTTTGATTATTACGATAAAAGTAGAGAAGAGTTTGAAAAGATATACCCATTGTACAAGGACCGAATCACTCTATATGAAGGTGAGATTAGAGCGAACCTTGGTGCATATTTAAAGTTACGTGAACAGGAAGGAATAACCAAAGATATGCACAGACTGGAGGTGGGCAACTTAGAGATGTTTAAAAGCTTGGAAAGATTTTGTATTAATTAGACGTCATTTATAACCCAGTATGGGTTATAAATTTTAAACATGTGCTGAAGATTTCTGAGAGGCATTAATAAACGTCAAGAATCTAAAGGCAAAACATATGGATATAAAATGAACAGAAAACACTGCGTGTTGTTATACTCGAAATACTCCCAGGCATCGATAGACTTACTATCTTACATTGAGGGGTTATCTTTCGATTTCCCAAAGGTGATTGGTATGACCATGACTTGCATTGACTATGTTAATTTCAAGGATGTGCTTGATAAGAATGATATTAAAAACGTGCCCACTCTGTTGGTCGAGTACTACGCAGGTTCAACAATCAACCAGACCAAACAAAAGTTTGAAAGTGAATACATCTACATGTGGATCGATCAGGTTATCAACGAGTTGAAGCTTGAACACAACCAGGTTCCAGAACAGCCTGTAGTAAAAGGTGTAGGAAAAGGTGTAGGTAGGACCATGTTAGTTAGATCGGCTACTGAATTACCAGACGAAGAGCTGGAACCACCTAGCGACACTCCTCCGATTCAAAAGAAAGAAAGAATTGACGTTACGTCCCTAGCACAACAGATGGCAAAGGAACGTGATTTGCAAATATCAGAGACTGATAAGAAGCGTGCACTTTAAATTTACATGATTTATCATAGAATAAGAAAATGGCCGATCAAATTAAAAATCTACCAACGTCTCAGGAACAACCGTCAGACGTTGACATGAACGTGATGCGGGAGATTTTCGGGGATGGAGTTAACGTAGCAAAATCACTTCAACTGAAAAAGATTATCATACCCGCCATCATGTTCGTGGTGCTCAGTCTCCCCATGATAGATAACTTTCTCAAAACCATAGTCCCCGACTCTGACGCGGTTCTCATATTTGTAAAGACTCTTATTTTCCTTGTGATGCTCGCGTTGTTCCAACTCATTAGTATGTAATCACATATAAGAATAATATAATCGTATATAAAATGTATTTAACATCAAGGGATTTCACCGTTAACGATGGTCAATTGGTTAAAATTAACGACCAAGGATACTCATTCGTATTCATCTATACTAACTCATGTAAATGGTGTCATGATCTCATGCCAGCTTTTAAACGTCTCTCTACCATTGTAAGAGGGGTTAATTTTCAGTACATGGACATGGCAAATGATAACTATATTCTGATGGACATGTCTGCCATGACCAATACGCCTATCGAATACGTGCCATTTCTGATCCTATTCCTAAACGGAAAACAGATTGCCCACTTTTCTCCGGATGATAATAACCCTAACATCATAGAACAAATGGAAAGTTTCATAGTCTCAAATACTCGCAGACAACCTAATGGAAATTCTTCTTTTGAACTGGAAAATGATATACCCCCCTATTCTCTCGGCATCCCATACAATCGCGGAACAAGGAAGGTTTGTAAACTATTCAACGACGCGTACGGAAATTGAAAACCGAACACTATCAAGTTGATCTAAAGGATTAGTAATGAAAATAAGACACATGATGAATACCAATGTAAGTATGCTGAACGAATACTCTCAGAGTAAGCAGATGCTACCATCTGATAAAATTGATAGCGATGCTAAAATTGATAGCGATGCTAAAATTGATAGCGATGCTAAAATTGATAGCGATGCTAAAATTGATAGCGATGCTAAAATTGATAGCGATGATAGCGCCACGTTTCT